GAGTATGCTGCTAATGCTACCGCATGTGAAGAGTTCCTATATGTGTTCACTTTAGATCATACATGGGAGTGCTATGCAATCAATCATACTTATGATGATGATTGGAATGTTATAGACACTAACATAGAAGGAAGAGAAATCCCATCTGAAGTGCCAGCAGAATAACTGGCACACTCGTCCTTGAAGCATGACGTTAAACTGCTATACTATAGAAGTTGAGGCAAGGGTTCAATAATTTTGGATACGGCATACCAACACCTTATACCCCTCTATGGGTGAGGTCAATGCGAAAGATGGTACACTCCTTATATTATTACTTGCTTCAACTGCTCTAATCTCCTTTGGTAGTTTCAGGATTAGGGGCGATAGGAAACTACCATGATAGGCAGTTAGGTCTAAAGATGCTTTGACCTCTGATTCACTTATGATGATTTAAGTCCGTACTGCAATTACTAACTGCCTATCACCATTATTTCAGGGCAAGGATCTATGGTTGTCTCTGTTCAGCAGAGAAATTACGTCCTGTAAGTCCCATTTTGTAAACCCTAGACACATTTATTATGTCAGCACCAGTTCAATCAGCAGTATCTCCAAACTTTGCAGAGTTCCTATTGGACAATGCAGTAGATGGAAATGAAATCCTAGCAGTCCTTGATGATATTGCAGAGGTGAGTGATACTGCACTATGATTGTGACAGTACATTAAGATACACACCAAACCCCCGAAAGGGGGTTTTTTATTGGTATAATATAAGAGTAAACAACAAAGAACTCTTATGAGGTATTCAGTTCATTGCCCATCCGCACCCTATGAGAACTCTTCATTTGTTGAACTTGACGATTGTTGGGGTTTATGCCTTGACCTATCCGAAGAGTATGGATATGCGGAAGTAAGAAATGGGAATTGTTTTTTGGGTTCCTATACTAACGGACAGTAAAGAAACTGTCCATAAATGCCCTATTAAGGGGCATTTTCCTTTATAATAGAAAAGTAAACAACATTCAGGAGAGTATGCCACTAACAGCAATTCCAACAATAGCAGTTTTTCCTGAAGAGAAACTAACTCAGGAACAAAAAATTGAAAAGTGGGTATGGCAATTATGCCGTTCACTTGAACAGAATTATGAGTTGAGGTATCCAAACTCAAGTAACCCTGTAACATTCTCAATGAGTGGGGGTCGTAAGTATTGGAAGGTCAACCAAGTTAATGGTGGAGTTCATGCTTTTGTTGATAAGAAAACTGGTGAGGTTTATAAACCTGCTAGTTGGAGGTCACCAGCAAAGTATGTAAGATTTGATTTAAGACTCATTAAAGATCGTGCATTATTACATGATCCAACATTCACAGATTGGGCAGGTGGTTATCTCTATATTAGATAATCATCCCCACAAATTGTAAACCTTCGATAACATTTATTATGCGTATTACTACCAACAAACTTGACTTTCTATCTGATGTATTAGAGGATTTTTGTGATTTGCACAAAATTGAATTGATGTCCGCGGATGATATTTTATATGGTAGTTACAGAGACAAATTAACATCATATCAAATATCATGGTTGGAACAATACATTGAAACATGGGACATTATTCAGGAGGTAAATTAATGAGTGAAGATCTAAATCGTAAGCACTCAGTAACATTAACTGAAGGGCAAATATCCACCATATTATACATTATGGAGGGATATATTCAAGGGTCTGATGATTATACTGAAGAATCCGAATTTGGCATTGATGTAAATAGTATTTTTGAAGAATTAGAGAGTGTTACCGACCAAACTTTCTTAGATGTAAATAACACTGGAGGTAAGTATTAGTGAGAACATTACATCTAACCCATGATGAGTTTGATACACTTTATGATGTAATCTTAGAGAGTTATCAACATGTAAAGCATGAAAAGGTTGAGACAGAAAGTGATGAAAATCTTTATAAAATCTATCAAAAATTAATTCACATTAGAGGAAACAATTAACATGAATAAATTAACCTATTCTGACTCACCATTCTTCTCAAATTGGAGTCAAAGTTACTTCACTAATTTAACATTAAGTCAACACATTGCTAACAACAACTGGTTTATGAATACACTCTCTATGTTAAAAGATGATGGTGTATTATATGTCCCAGTTCTTGATAAGAACTTCAACAGATTAGGAGAAGAAGTATGTTAGTCTATGTAATTGGATTACTAATGGTAATCACAATCTGTTTATTCGTTTACTATCTTTCACTTTACAATCCTCATTAACCATGAAAAATTACACAATTACTATTGATGTATTAGATGCAGTTTATGATTTTTATCCTGGATTATCAACAGAAGATGCTACGAGAATTGCTGACCTAATTGTTGATAGGTGGGATTACACTGGAGATTATGATAGAGTTGCAGATGATATTACATGGTATGCTGATTCACTAGATATAGATTTAAAAGGTAAAGATGGGGTTGAGGAACAACCCGATAACATTTATGTACTAGATTCGCCTAAGACTTCTTTATTTCCATGATTAACACTACTATATCTTTTAAACCGACTACGAGATTTACACGTGCAGGTAAACGTGGTAAACATATTATGTGTCCTAATTGTAAATCAATCTCTAAAGTTTATCACTTCTCATGGTCATCATTACATTGTAACCATTGTGAAGAATACATTGATAAATCATTGTGGAGTGTTGAACAATGCAAATGAATAATCAAACTAAATTAACATTTGCATTGGAACATATTGCACACCTTGAAGATTACATTGAAAAGGAATCTTCGTTGTTTCAACCACTCTCAACGATCAAGATTGAATTAGAAAAACAACTCAAATTAGAACAAAATAGGAAAACTAAAATGTCACAAACTCCAGAAGATTTAATCGTTAAATTAACAGAAATTGCCGACAAATTAGGTGGTAGTTTATCACATTTTACTACACATAATAGTTCAGGTAGAACATCAAATAAGATTGTAATCGAATATGACATAAAAGAGAAATAGTGTATGCCACTTTATAAAGTGAACACTAAATCGTTAAATGTTAATGTTTTGGTGTAATATGTAAACAATGTATAACAAATCCCATGAACGATTTTATTAAACATTTGGAAAATATTGTAGACTGGGATAAAGTTTTTGGTGTTGTCAATTCTTTATACTTAGATAAAGGATTTACATCAAACGCTGATAACTTTGCAAGGGCAACTATGGTAGAGAAAGCATTAGATAAGTTCTCTAATTTGAAAAGAGTTGATAAGAATGGATATGATTTCTTATTTAATGATAAGAAAGTAGAGTTAAAGATGGGTAAAAACTTATTCTATAAGAGGAAAGATCCCAATGCAACTAAGAAGTTTAAGGTTAAATCTTTCCTAAGTGAGACTAAAACAGTGGAGGATTTTAAACAAATTAGTACATACGATTATCTCCTTGTTATAGATTTAACGGCAAAAAGAGTGGTGGTAGTTAATGATGAACATGCACGAAGTTTATATACTGAAGGTGCTGACGGTGCTATGATTTCATTGAATAAAGGTGATTATTATGAGTGTAATTTACCTGAAATAAATGTTATCGAACCACCTGTAAATCTTTCAGTATTGTATAATAGAGCAGATGAACAGTTCTTATCATTTTAGATATGACACTTTATAAACTGGTACGTTTTTACAACAGAATGTAACAAAATGCCCCATAACGTGATTTCTATCTGTTATAATTTGGGAGTTAACATGAATTTTTCTAATTTATGCCTGTAAAGTCAACCTCTGCATCTGCTGTAAAATCAACATCTACACGCAAAAGACGCACTCGTAAGACTTCACAAACTGCCGCAAAATCAGTGGCAAAAGTAACACCAACTCTAAAAACAGTTAGTGTTAAGAATGTAGGTCAATCTCCTGCAAAAGTAACACCAACTCCAAAAACAGTTAGTGTTAAGAAAGCAGTCAAATCTCCTGCCAAGAAAGTATCAACAAGGAAACTAAAAAGACCTGCTAAAACAGTTTTAACTCTCAATCATTATGTGAGAGACTATCAATCAAGGGTTAAGATTCACAACTATGAGTTTAACTTATTCCTTGAAGATTGCAAAAAAGGTTTACAATTAGCAGACAAATCTCTTCGCAGTTTTTATGATTATGCTTTACAATCTTACAAAATACACTTTAATGTGTGACAGTAAGATTAGTGGCATATAAAACCCCCACTTGGGGGTTTTTTAATGTATTATAATAATATAAACAAATTTCCAGGAATTTTATGACAGTATTGATTGAGACAATGGTAGACACTTCTCCAAACGTCCCATCATTATTTGAAATCATTAAGGACAATGTTGAGTTTTATTTCAGTGATGCTCACGAAATCGGTTCCTCAGATGTTTCAATATGTGTCAATTCAGTCATCCAAGATTATTCACCCTTGACTGCCAATTTCGCAAGTGTCCCAACGCGTAGGGAAATTCGTAGGTCAGTCAACGAGGCAATCAGTGTGATGGGTGACGACTGATAAAGTGGCACACTAAACCCCCATTTGGGGGTATTTTCATGTATTATAATAGAGTAGTCAATCAAAGGTATTTCATGGAAATCACTTCAAAAGATGGAAATATGGTTGTTGACTTCTATCCTGTAAAGAATTGGGATGGTAAATTGATTAACAATCGTATGCTCAAAGTATTATCATTTCGTGGTGATACTCAAAAGAAAATGATAATATCTCGTGCTGAGTTTGGTCATCAAGTAAGAGAGTATATTCATCACTATAAGTATAAACTTACATCTAAGTATTCACCAGCACAATTTGTTACTTTGGAGGGTTAATCATGTTTAAAAGTGAAACATTTGGAAGAATTTTCTGGGTTGATGATAACAATGATTTCAAATCATGCCCACTAAATGTAGATGGAACGGGTGATTTTACCTGTGAAGATTATGTTTCAGAGTGGACAGATTGGGAGGGAGTTGATTATGAAACTCTCTTTAATATCCATCAGTCATGTGTACTTAACAAGAATAATTACGCAGGTTCACTAACAATCAATGGAGTGTAATTAATAATGAAATTATTAGTAACCCAAATTGAATTTGATTTCAATGATAGTTTAAGTGATGAATATAGTTTATCATTAGATGAGCAAATTGCCATTACTAATGATAACTTAGGCATTTGGGAAGTTGATAACGAGGATGAATTAGTTGATAAGATAAGTGATAATTCAGGTTGGTGTATTAAGTCTATTGATTATACTTCTAATCTTATAAATCCACTCACAAGTTATCTTTAAGGAGGACAATTCTAATGACTAAATTATTAAACAGTTACACATTTGAAGCAAAGAAAATTGTATATTATTCAGTAACAGTTGGTGCAAATAATAAAACTGAAGCAAGAAGAATTGCATCTGATTTTGAACATTGCCAACATTATGAGGAGGTTGAGTATGTAGAAGGATATGAATATAAGGTAGGTAAGTTATTAGAATCAACTGATGAAAAGGCATGTAAATCAATTAAATCAACGGAGGATTAACATGACTAATTTACATATAGAACACCCCGAAGATACTATTTTAACTGGTGATTTATCAGTGCTTGATGCACTATTAGTACCCTCACATTTATCTGTTAAAATAGACGGAGCACCTGCAATCGTATGGGGGAAACATCCACAAACTAACAGGTTTTTTGTAGGTACAAAATCAGTTTTTAATAAGAAGTTAGTCAAGGTAAATTATAATCACGATGAAATAGAAACTAATCATGGAACTGGAGATGTTGCCACTATTTTACACAAATGCCTTTGTTATTTGCCCTTTACTGATAACATTTATCAAGGTGATTTTATCGGGTTTGGTGGTAAATCAGAATACACACCTAACACAATAACTTATACATTTGATGATGAAATTGATGAGCAAATTATAATAGCACCTCACACAAGATATGTGCTTGATGGTGAATATAATGGTGATGAAAATGTACTGCGTGAGTGTGTATCAATACCATTATTATATGAACTAATTGATAGCGAAGAGTGTAAATTTGTTCAACCAAATGCAACTTATGATCTTGAAGATTCACTTGTTAATAGAATCAAATTTGCCAAAAGTATGGCACAATTAGTAACATTTGTGGATGATAAAGAGTCAATAAGATTAAAGAAAGTGTTGAATGAATGTATTAAACAACAGATAGAAATAGACTCTTATGATTTTCCAGGAAATGAAAGTCTTATTGACTATTGGTTACTTATCAAGAGTATTAAGGAGGAATTGTTATCATCATGTTTCGATGATTGTGAGATGATGAGTTACATTGAATATGAGGAATGTGATGGGGAAGGTTATGTTTTAACAAACCCGATTGGCACCTATAAAATAATAGATAGGGAATATTTTAGTCATAAAAACTTCACTTTAGCAAAGCGATGGGACAGTTGATAAACTGGTATAAAATCATTGACTTTTACCCCTTTTTATGTGTATAATAAAGGTATGAAAAATTCAAAATCACTATTCTCTCAGTCCATAGATTTGACTGATGACTATCTATCATTTGAGTATGTTAAAGGTGTAACAACCTCAGTATTTGACACCTATCGTAGACAAAATGATCTCGGAATTAATATCACTATCTATCATTATGCCAATGATATTTTCAAGGTTAATGTTATGGATTATGATGATTCTAAGGGTTGCATTGTAGGAAATGAAACTCAATTAGGTGAGTTCGATAACATTTATGATGCCGAAGATTGTGTCGAAACATATCTCAAAGATGTATTACTTGACTTAGGAGTTTAACAATGAGTTGCCTACAAAATGAATTAATTCTTGAAACTTTATTCGATGAAGTTTGCGAAGAGTTTCCTAACAATAGTGATGAAATTAATGCCACTATTGCACAACAAAGATTTGACGATTTATGTCAATGAAAGTATTAACAACAGGCAGAATTATCGGGTCATTCTTGATAGTTACTGCCTATTTTATTGTTTTACATGTATCGGCAACATTAGGGGCATTAATGCACTTAATTGCCAACGTAATTAGTATCCCATTCTTTATAAGAACTAAGGCACATGATGTGGTTATTATGTTAACATTCCTTATGGTAATATCACTCAGCAAAATTATTACATAGCGGGTGACAGTCTGCAAAGTGTCCACTAAATCCCCCATAGAGGGGATTTTTTGCTATTATATAAATGTGGAGGGGGGTTGAGCATCCCTGAGACTCTTAATTAGACTGAGCAAATCAGTTAGCATAGAGTCAGACATCTGCTAATCCCTCTCCCACACTAACCAAAGTCCCTTTAATTCTTTTTACTTATGAGAAAAATTGAAAGACAAATGAATTTCGCAATCTCAAATAAGGGTAATTGGTCATCATCAAATACCAGAGTTGAGTATAACGAAAATTCAAATTGTTCTTCTGTTTATCTACATGGTCATCAAATTGCAACCGTTTGCCATGAAACTAAAGCAGTTAAATTGTCATCTTGTGGATATGAAACTAACACCACAAAATCAAGACTAAATGCTATTTTAGATGAGGTAAAATACGGTTGTAAAGTATTTCAAAAGAACTTTGTTTGGTTCGTTAATTATAACAATCAAAACCTAATGTTCTGGGATGGAATGATACTTATTGATGCCAATCATCTGGAGGTTGCGTAACATTTACGCACCTCTTTTTTCTTATTAATTATTACTTTCTTTCTTTATTATGGAACCACTAACTATCAACATTTACGAAGAAGTTTGCAAGAGTTATGAACAATTTGGAAGCAAATCTTTTGACGATATGTTTATAGGATTTGACGATCATTCTGTTTCATATCTTTATAACGAAGATTATTACAATGTAGAGGTGAAATAATATGAATAGTTTACAAGAATTCGTGGATTATGTGTGGTCATTCTATAACCCACAATCCGAACTTTATCCTATTAAAGGTTTAACTAAGCAAGACATATTAGAGGCAAGTTGGTTATATTTACAGATGTGTTGTTATCCATCTATGCCTGAATATTCGTGGGGTGATGGTGATAGTTTAGATAGAGAAAATGTAAGAGATATATTACTTAAAAGTCCACAATTTACATTCGGAGGTTAACATGAACAAATTATCACTAACTGATGCTGAATTAGATTTCCTTAGTAACATTTTAGATCAGTACGATTACACTGAGGAAGATGTTGATTTATTTACCAAATTAGAGTATAAAGTATATAAAACAAGACCACAATCTTATCAAGACAAACTAACAACAATCGGGGGTAATTAACCATGACTTATTATTCACAATCCGCAAATCCAAATGCAACTAATTCAGAATTAGATGCAAAGGTAATTATAAAGAATTACCAACTAAATTCGTCTCAGAAAGATGAACTTATTGAGCAATTTGTTGAGTTACAAGTTGATAGTATGGACACGAAAACTTTAGTTGAGTTTGTAACAGATATTCTCATAGATGACTATTCTAAATTAACAGATAATGAGTTAAAAGAGAGAGTTAATTTATTCCAAGATGATGAACAATTATATAATGAATTAGTTGAGAATGTATTAATTAGTGAACTATGTGAGGAGGTTAATTAACAATGAAAACAGGTGACGTAATCTACACTAAAATTGCAAAGATGGGAAACAAAGTAAGACCATGTATTGCAATCTGTGGTAATAGTTTAAAAGAACTGTTTTTAGTTCCAATATCATCTAAGGATTGGAATACACTATCTACAGTATCAATTAGTTTCAAAGATAAGCAAGGAAGTGCAGTATTAAACGAGGCATTTATAGGGTCAGTAAATAACATTCAAACTTCACAATGGTCAGTTAGTGATAATGCTTTTAATAAGATATTTCAGAGACTAAATGAAAGACTAGATGATAATTGGAAAGCGTTTATATCAACTTATGGGTGCGTATAATGTTATTTTTATTCCCAAATTCACCCCCTAATTAACAATGAACTCTACAGAATTAGACAATTTCAGTATCAGAAACAAATCTGATTTAGACAAGTTAAGTGATGCTTACGAAGGCAATCTTCTCAACTATTTTTATGGATTTACACCCGAAGAATCCAAACAATTTAATCAAGTAAAAAGACAAATTAGGAGGACTAAGTAACAATGAAAAACTTTTTATTAGGTGCATTAAGTGTTATTTTAGTATATCAAGTCGTACTCCCTAAGTATGTTGATGACCTATGGTATTTGGAACAAGAATATAACATTTCATTTCAAACTTCACCCCTTAATTAACAATGAAAACAACACAATTAGAAAAGGACATTGCATTTTGTATTGATGAATTAGACCTTTCTGATGAACAAATAGGAGAGATATTACGTGCATGTGAGAAACTAGGTAACATCAGTTGTGAATACTTTTGTGAGGAATTTATCTTCGAAGAGTATAACGAAGATGCCCTAGATCGTTACCATGATGATAACTATCTCAAGATAAATTGGTCATTAGATTGACAATTAATTCCAATAAGTGTATAATATAAAGTATGAAATACGTTTACATTATTGACTATTGGATAACATTTCCCTCATCAGAATATGGGGGAATTGTTATATGTATTGCCGAGACAGATACAGAGGTATTCGAGTTACTTTTAAATGAACAATCGTTCCCTGAAAGTAATACAAACGCTATCATGGAAAGTATTAAAAGTGCGACCAAATTAGCATTAAAAGATGAATATGAATCTGGTATAATTGAGGCATTTACTACATAAATTAAATTAGCAATTACACTCACTATTATGACATTACTTTATGCGATTGAGGAACAAAGTACAACTGGATGGAACAAATTAGATCAACAATATAGACATTTAACAAGAGAAGAATGTAAGACTAAGTATGATTTTCTAATCCTAGATGGAGCAAATCCAGAAGATTTAAGGATAGTAAGAGACGACCTTTAATTAACACTCACTTCGTACAATCATGTCTACTAAGTATATCCCGGAAGTAAATGATTACGTGATTTGGAATAGACCTAATGGAGATATTGATGAAGGTTGGATATATTTTATTGGTGATATTCCCGAAGTTAAAAAAGGTTTTCCTACTCGTGATCGTTACCTTACTATAGAAATAGGAACGAAAGATAAGAACCCTTGTGTATATACAAGTGGCAAACCAATGTTACATAAGAAGCATCATATTTGCCTACTATGTTATGAACAGTGCTGGAAAGAGTTGGTATTTGTTAAAAGAAGAAAGAGTAAATTAGACGATACGATAATACTAACCGCCGAAGAATTGTCTGTGGAAAAGTATAAACAATCAGATGATAATAGTGTTGATATGTATAAGTCACAAGAGCACAGATATGAGGATGTGTGATAACAATCGATTTGAAGATTTATTCGTTAAATATCATTGAAACGGTATAATCTGATACATAAAATGTTAAAAATAAGGTTTTAAATACCTTTATAAATATACATCTGTTTATTATAGTTTTCCACATAGTTGTTAAAAAAGGGGGTGTAATCTGTGGATAAAGTGTTAATTAACTGTGGAAAAGTATTGTGGAAAAAGTATTATATAGCGTTGTAATATGATTTAATTAGTGTTATAAACGTCTTGTAATCTGCCGAGTTGATGCAACCTTTGCGAGCATAATATGAGGAAGGCAAGTTGTCAAGTATCAGGGACGATTTTTCAGCAATTCTTAACATTTAGCAACGCAAATACATATATACTATTATGAGTAAATAAAAACACTAAGTAACACTATATGTGTTGCAATATTCTGAGGTTTATGTTATAATAACTCTATAATCACAGGGGAATTATGAACGATTATGATGCCGAATTCGTGTGGGATTATGATAACTCATGCCATGATTTTCTTGAAGAAGATTCACAGTATGATGAAGATTATGCAAGGTTCGATGATAACAACTATCAAGAACTTGCCTATCGTCATTATGCATAAAGGCACGTAAATTTGGTCTTATAGACTAACAACAATATAGGCACGATTAGGGCACGCTAAGTATAAACAATTGCGTGTTAGATTGTACTGCGTAGAATTATAAGAACGTCGGGACGATTATATCACAAAGTAGAAAGAACTGCAAGCGAATCTGTGTGACTTTATAAACTGGCACAGGACATATTGCAATGCGTTCAGTAATAGTGTAATATTAATATATTGATTCGTTAATTGAAAACAATGGAAGACAAATTACTCGAAGATCTTATCAACGAACCAGGTGAAATCTTTGACATCCCAGAGTTACAAACTGACGACAAATTTGATGTCGAAAGTTATATTAATGGGGACACAGATTATGCGTGATAAAATGATAAGATATCCAGACGGATTTTATGCGGAAATTGAGAAATATGCCAGTGAATTAGAGGTCACTTGTGATTACTATCTCTCCGAATTTTATCTCCAAACTAACAACAACTCTTCACCCACTAAATGACAACAATTCGTTACTGCTTTCCTAACAATCAACGATACAAATTAATGTCCTTTAATTCTTATAATAAAGCACTAAAATGCATTGAGTTATTGAAAACAATTGATTGCAAGGTTGAGTTACAACAATGACCATGTAATCCTTATTCGTTCGTGATAACAACAGTCCCCCGTATTTATGGGGGGTTGTTTATATTTTCAATGGATCCCCTAAGCTATAAACGACCCAGATCGACCTTTCGATATAAGGAATATAGAAATTTTTTTTGCTATATAAAAACGACCACAGGGTTTTCAGAGAATGAAAAAAAATTTCGATGATATTTTTAGCACCATAGAGATCGATCCAGTAACAGATAGATATCATATAACGATACCAGAGGAAATAATTAATGAATTTGGATGGTACGAAGACCTTAGATTAAAGTGGAATATAGATAGTGGTGAAATCTTTATTACAGAGGCAGATGAGTGATTCAACATTTCATATCTACTTAAAGGATGAATGTATATTTAAAGATTTAAACGAAGAAGAATTCAATATAATATGGGGAAGGATATATAAATCTTATTTTAAGGAAGACATAACATATTCAGAGGTTACGGAAAACCCGACTAAGGTATATGAAGAATCTTCATATTGACAATTACTATATAAACTGATATAATTGATATGTAATTACAACAGATTATGGCAAAAGGATTTACAGTAAAGGCAAAGGCACCTGTTGCCCAAAAAGCCCCTGAATGGGACTATGCAAAAGCAAAGGAGATGGTCAAGGGAAAATCAGTAGTATTTTGTTTACCTGGTAGAGGAGTATCATATGCATTCTTAAAATCTTTCGTTCAGCTTTGTTTTGATCTTGTGCAGAGTGGTGCAAGTATACAAATATCACAAGATTATAGTTCCATGGTGAATTTTGCAAGATGTAAGTGTCTTGGTGCAAATGTTTTAAGAGGGCCAGATCAAATTCCATGGGACGGAAAGTTAAAGTATGATTGGCAACTATGGATCGACTCGGACATTGTTTTTAATTCTGAGAAGTTCTGGCAATTAGTTCTTATGGATCAGGATATTGCAGGTGGTTGGTACTGTACCGAAGATGGTAAGACTACTTCTGTAGCACATTGGTTAGAAGAGGATGATTTTCGTAACAACGGTGGAGTGATGAATCACGAGACTATCGAAAGTATATCCAAACGTCGCAAACCATTCACAGTAGACTATACAGGTTTCGGATGGTTATTAATTAAGCACGGAGTATTTGAGCACGATGGAATGCCTTATCCATGGTTTGCACCTAAGATGCAGGTATTCGATTCAGGAGAAGTTCAGGATATGTGTGGAGAGGACGTTTCTTTCTGCTTAGATGCCAAGGAAGCAGGTTTTGAAATATGGTGTGATCCTCGTATAAGGGTTGGGCATGAAAAAACAAGAGTCATATAGTATATTTCTAAATGGCAAAGAAGTATTCTCCCAACTCACTGAAGGAGAATACTTTGACCGTATGCAAGATTATGCAATTGAATTTTACCAAACTGGGCATCCCACTGAGGATGAATTGAAAACTGTTATTAACACGGAGGACTAATGGCAAAAGCAAAGACGGGACTAACAGGTGCTGATACTATAGAGGCAACACCGAAGAAGTCTCGACAAGGAAGGGGCAAACACTCAAAATACTCGGCAACATCCCGTAACTCGGCTCGCAAAAGATATAGAGGGCAAGGAAGATAAATAAAGGACTCCATTCTATATGGGGTCTTTTTTTATTAACAATTCATATAAATAGATAAAAAACTATTACCATGTCTTCTGTCTATAGACCCTTTCCAGAAAAATTGGGAGGGCAAAACGCAGCCACCTTTGTAGGAAATGAAGGGGATTTATTTTACGATCCAACAACCACCACTCTTAGAATTTCTGATGGAAGCACTCCAGGTGGTGTAGGAATTGGAGGTGGTGGTTCTACTACTTTAGATAAAATAGAAGAAGGTAATACTTCTGTTGAAACTATCGATACAGGTAATAATGGTACGATTAAATTCGAAACAGAAGGAACTGATCGTTGGAAGATCACTAGTGCTGGTCACATCATTCCATATGCTAATGCTGCTTATGATATAGGTAATGCAGAGTATAAGGTAAGACACTTATTCTTATCTGATAATACTATGTACTTCCAAGGAGATTTCCTTAAAGTAGCACAACATAACGCAGGTGGAGCTGCTCAATCACCAAGTTATCTTATACCACTTGCCAAGTTAAAGGACGCATTGAATGCATCTGCTGACTATGAAGCATTCAAAGCAGCAATTCTTGCTATTGGTGATGCTAGTTGATGTATAATATAGTTTTGGAATAAAGATATAAATAAATAAAAACTTTGTATATGGCCATTACAAGGATATCAAGATCATTCAAGGACATTAGTTTGTCTTTTGTGCCACATCCAGTGACAAAAGATCTTCCCATATTAAAAAATGAGAATGCGATTCGTAGATCGGTAAGGAATATTGTGGAAACAATTCCTACTGAGAAGTTTTTTGATTCTGATTTTGGGTCTGACGTATATAAAAGTTTATTTGACTTTGTTGATTTTGGTACTGCATCTATTATACAGGATCAAATTAAAACATGTATTGATAATTTCGAACCCAGAGTAAATAATGTGAATGTTGAAGTAAATCCACAACCTGATGATAATTCATTTGAGTGTATAGTTATATTTGATATTATTGGTCAAGAATTTCCTACACAGGAATATTCATTCATATTAGAAGCAACAAGATAAATGACTCTTACCAAATTTTCAAATTTAGATTTCGATCAAATAAAAACATCGATTAAAGATTATCTTAGGTCAAACACAAACTTTTCAGATTTTGACTTTGAGGGGTCCAATTTCTCTGTTTTAATTGATACTCTTGCATATAATACCTATATCACTGCATTTAACTCTAATTTGATTGTGAATGAGTCGTTTTTGGACTCTGCAACCGTTAGAGAGAACGTTGTGTCTCTTTCTAGCAACATTGGGTACACACCCCGTTCTAGGACTGCTGCGATAGCACAGGTAGATTTAGAATTAACCATATTAGATGATGCTAATTCGGTTAATGCAGTATCTTTACAACCAGGATTGGTTTGTACGGGAGATATATCAGACAGTTCTTACCTATTTTCAATAGTAGATAAGGTAACTACACCAGTTGTTGATAAAATTGCGAAATTTGAAGGGTTAAACATCTATCAGGGGACATTTTTAAAGAAAAAATTTGAATATGATGGTTCATTAGACCAAAGATTCATTTTAGATAACCCAAATATTGATTCATCTAAGGTAAGAGTGTATATTAGCTCCGATCAATCCGAACTTGGTATTGAATATTCGGCAGTAAATAACATTATTTCTATCAATTCTGACTCTAGGATCTATTTTATACGTGAAATACAGGATGAAAGGTATGAATTAAGGTTTGGTGATGGTATTTTTGGTAAAAAATTGGGTGATTATACTGGTTCTGACGGTAAATACATTACTGTTCACTATATGACCACAGAAGGAGAAGATGGTAATGGTGCACAATCATTTACATATGCTGGAATAGTCAATAATGAGAACGATGTATCGCAAAATATAACAAATGTTCGTGTAACTAAGAAGCAATCTTCGCAAAATGGGTCTGCAATTGAGAATATTGACTCAATTAAGTACTATTCACCACTACTTTATTCCGCACAGAATCGTGCAGTGACTGCTAGGGACTATGAAGCTATTATTAAGAGAATATATCCAAATACAGAGTCTGTTTCTGTTGTTGGTGGTGAAGAATTAGACCCACCAGAGTTTGGAACGGTTAGAATAAGTATTAAACCAACCAATGGTAGCTATGTTTCGGACTTTTCTAAGTCAAATATACTATCAAAGTTAAAACAGTACTCTGTATCTGGTATTAATCAGTCTATTGTAGACCTCAAAGTACTATATGTGGAAATTGATTCAAGTGTTTATTACAATGATGCCTTTATATCTGACCCAAATACATTAAAATCAAGTGTAGTTAGTACATTAACAAACTATTCAAAGTCTGTTAACTTGAATAAATTTGGTGGTAGATTCAAATATAGTAAGGTGTTACAAACTATTGATGATACTGATCAAGCAATAACATCAAATATCACTAAAGTAAGGATTAGAAGGGATTTAAAGGTCTCTGTTAACCAATTTGCACAATATGAATTGTGTTTTGGTAATCAATTCCATGTAGATCCTAAAGGATTTAATATTAAATCTACTGGATTTAATATTCCTGGAGAACAATCCACAGTATATTTGACTGATGTACCTAAAGAAGATCGTAAAACTGGAGCACTAGCAATTATAAAACCAATTAATGATACTGAATCAAGAGTTATTGTTGGTAATGCAGGTGTAGTTGATTATATTAAAGGTGAAGTTACTCTCACTACTGTCAAAATAACCTCAACAGTAAAGCCAAATGATATTATAGAGATACAGGCATTTCCAGAATCCAATGATGTCGTAGGATTGAAGGATTTATACATCTCATTTAGCATATCTGAAAGTACAATAAATATGGTAAGAGATGTTATTGCATCTGGAGATGAAATTTCTGGGGTTAAATTCACCAAAGATTTCTATACATCAAGTTATTCTAACGGGAAAATAACAAGAGAGTAGTATGATACAAACAGGATTTGAAAGTAGAGTAAAGATTCAAGATATTATATCGAATCAACTTCCAAATTATATTTTGGATGAGAGTCCTCTTACCTCTGACTTTCTTAAACAATATTATATTTCACAAGAATATCAGGGTGGTCCTATCGACCTTTCTGATAATTTGGATCAATATTTAAAGCTTGATAATTTAACTCCTGATGTAATAGTCGATTCAACAACATTATCAGAAGATATTAGTAGCACAGATTTAACAATAACAGTATCGGATACAAAAGGATTTCCGAATAGTTATGGATTATTGAAGATTGATAATGAAATTATTACATATACAGAAAAAACATCTACTACATTTACTGGATGTGAACGTGGATTTAGTGGTATTACAAGTTATCATCAATCTTTAAATAGTGAAGAATTAATATTTTCTACTTCAGATGCTGCAAGTCATAAGAAGGATTCAAGTATTCAAAATTTAAGTTCTTTATTTCTTAAAGAATTTTATAAAAAAACCAAAAGAACATTTACTCCAGGATTAGAAGATTCCACTTTCACTTCAGATTTAGATGCTGGTAATTTTATAAGAGAAGCAAAATCTTTATATGATACAAAAGGAACGGATGAATCGTTCAGAATACTGTTTAATATTCTTTATAATGAAACTCCAGATATAATTAATCTTGAGGAAAGATTAATTAAACCATCAACCTCAAAGTATGTTAGAAGAAGAATTGCTGTTGGGGAGGTAATTCAAGGAAATCCTACAAAATTAAAAGGGCAATCAATTTTTAAGAGTAAACTTAATAATACTGATATTAATGTTTCTGTATCAGAAGTAGAAGCTTTTGTCAGAACTGGTATAGGAACTTATTATAAATTTGGATTATTCATTGATAATAGTGGATCTGATGAAATTTCAAATACGTTTAATATTATTCCAAACTCAAGAGTAATTGGAAATGTATCTGTTGGTTCTTCAATTATTACTGTAGATTCTACCGTTGGATTTAGTACTTCAGGAACTTTAATAACTGGAGATAACACATCTATTCAGTATACAAGTAAAACAATAAATCAATTTTTAGGTGTAAGTGATATTACTTCTGATATTAAATCAATGGATAATGTTAGAAGTGATGATTATTATTATGGATATGAGGATGGTGATATTACTAAAGAGGTAAGATTAAGATTTACTGGTGTTCTGTCAGAATTTGTACAAGACGGAAAACTAATTGTTGATGAAGGTGATATTATTGGGATAAAAAATATTGGAGATAAAATTGATAATCCAGAAAATAATTCAACTTTTAAAGAAATATTTGCAAATTCATGGATTTATAATAGTAGTTCCTCATATAAACTAAAATATGATCCACTTCAAGCTACATCTGTAACATTTTTTAGTCCTGTAGATAGATCTAGCTTAAAATATGGTGATGATATAGAAATTGTTGATGATGGAAGTAAAGATATTGTATATCCAACACCTACTAGTGATTTACCATATGTTAGTCAAGAACTTGAAAATGGTGAAGTTGGAGTTAATTTATCGAATTATACTCATACTTTGGGGGAAAATAGTCATCAATCATTAAGAAGAAAACTAAAGACGGCAAATAGTTCTAATACACCAATACAATTTGGTAATGATAATGTAACATCAGATGTTCAAAATGTATATGTAAAAGATGATGTAGCATACGTAGCATCAAATTCATTACCATCATATAGTTCAATAGGATCTTTTCCATATAATGAACAAATAACAGTTAATATTAGAACTTCAACTCTAGATTTTGATGGTTCTGCTGGTGGTAAATTGGAGGATATAATTGATGTTAGTAGTGATTTATATTCTACAATATCTTTTGAATCTCCTCATCCATTTAAAAATGGAGATAAAATTTATTATGATCCATCAGAATCTAGTTTAGTTGGATTAGAAACGGGAATTTATTATATTAAAAAAATTAGTGGTAATAAAATAAAATTATATGGTTCTACTTCTGGTATTTTAGGTGATAGGTATATTCCTCTTGGATATCCTCCTACAGAGTTTGATGGGAATCACAAATTTACATTATATTCCCAAAAATCTGGAGTAATTGGACCTCAAAAATTATTAAAGAAATTTCCATTAAAACAGAATCTTAAAAATGGTACATCAGTAGAAACACTTCCTGGTGGGACTGGTATGTTGGTTAATGGTGTTGAAATTAATAATTATAAGTCATTAGATAAAATTCATTATGGTCCAATAAATTCAGTTTCTGTATTAAATTCTGGTGAAGATTATGATGTTATAAATCCACCAAATATAACTTTATCATCACCAATTAGTACTGGTACAACTGCACTTATACATCCAGTGTTATCGGGTAAGATTGATAAAATTTTATTAGATAATCAAGATTTTGATATCGACTCTATTGTTTCTATAGGAATTACTGGTGGTAATAGTAGTGGATACGCTCTACAACCAATATTTAAGACAAGATATAGAGAAATTGAATTTAATGCTAAAAAATCACCAGCTGGTGGTATTAATACTTCACCTGGTGATCCAGCATCATGTCAAATTACATTTTTATCAAATCACAATCTTACTACAGGTCAGTCTGTAGTCTATGAAAGTATTGGAAATCCAGAAGTTGGTGTTGGTATTGGAACTAGTACACTAGTTAATTTTTCAACCTATTATGTTGAAAGAATTAATCAAGATACAATAAGACTTTATAATAGTCTTTCTGATGCTAATGGTACTTCATTGAATGGTATTGGTGGTATTGGAATTAATACAATTCATCTTAATGGTAGTGGGTCTGGTGTTCAAAGGTTTGTAGTTAATCAAAAAAATACATTATCAAGTGTCAAGGTATTAGATGGTGGTAATTATACAAATAGAAGTTTACTGGTGAAACCATCTGGAATTTCTACTTCTTTGAATAATATAACGTTTAAAAATCATGGTTTTAATAGTGGTGAATTAATTCAATATTCTGCTGTTGATGGAATTTCTAATAAAATTGATGGATTATCATTTGATAACCAATATTATGTTCTTAAAGATAATGATGATTCGTTCAGATTATGTGATGCTGGTATTGGTGGAACTATTTCACAAAACTATATTTCTAGAAATATAGTTTCATTAGGTTCTACAACTGGAGTTGGATATCAACAATTTAAATATCCTGATATTAAAGGTTATTTGCAAATTATTAATAGTGATGGTGGACAAAATAATATTGAGGAAATTCCAATAACTCCTGTAATTAAAGGTTCGATTACTGATATTATACTTTATGAAAGTGGGTCTGGATATGGTTCAACTATCCTCAACAATATAAAGAGTCCAATAGTTACTATAAAGACTGGAAAAGATGCAGAATTAAGACCATTTTTTAATAATGGGAAGATTAGTGATGTTAGTGTTGAATATGGTGGAGAAGATTATTATTCATTACCTGATTTGGAGGTTGTTGATCCTACAGGAAGTGGTTCTGGAGCTGAATTAAGACCTATTATTACAAATTTAAAAATAACAGGTGTTGAAATTTCAAATGCAGGTATAGGATACTCATCATCTTCTTCAATTTTAATTAAATCTTCTGGTAAAAATTTAATATTAAAACCAGAAATTAGATCACTTACAGTTAATAACCAAGTTAGATTTAAGGAAGATAGTAAACATTATCAATTAGTAGATACAGAGAATAATTTAAAATATACTGCATATGGATATAAACCAGATACATTTGGTGATTCTGTCACTGAAGGATCTAGTGCATCAAAATTAATTGGATGGGCATATGATGGGAACCCAATATATGGTGGATATGGATTAGTAAGTCCAAATGAAAATCCATCAAATCCTAATGCACCTACAAAGAGAATGCAATCTGGATATACTTTAGATATATCTAAAGTTGTTGATAGGCCCATAGGATTTTCAAATGGTTATTTTGTTGATGATTATACTTATGATAATAGTGGTGATTTGGATGAATATAATGGTAGATTTGAAAAAACTGTAGATTTTCCTGATGGTGTATATGCATACCATGCAACGTTAGATGAAGATAATGATCCTACATTTCCTTACTTTATAGGAAACAAATACAGATCTATTCCAATAGAAGAAAATCTTACAACTTTTGATCAATTATCATTCGATTTTAATACTTCTGGAGTTTTAAGAAATACTCTTCCATATAAAGTTTCCGATATTAATGCGGATAATGATTTTATTGTCGAAAGTTCAGAAGTTGATACTCAAGAAATAGAAATTGAATCAATTTCAAGTGGAAATATATCAGAATTTGATTTATTGAATAGGGGTTCTGGTTATAAAGTAAATGAAAATTTAAATTTTGACAATTCAGGAACTGAAGGTCAAGGATTGCTTGCAAGAGTTAGGTCTTTAGATGGTAAAGATTTGCAATCTATTAATACTGATATTGAAACTTATACTAATTCAGTATTAACATGGAATGATAGAAAATTAACTGTAACAGTTGATCCACATCATAATTTTAATGAGAATGATTATATTACAATTTCTGGAATTTCTACTGATTTATCTCATATTAATGGATCATATAAAGTTGGAATAACATCATTTGTTTCAAATACAATATCAACTATTGCTGCATCACCATCAGCTGGATTTACCACTGAAATATATGTTTCAAGAATACCAACTGTTTCTATTGGAAGTAGTATACAGATAGGTTCTGAAAAGATGAAGATTCTGAATATATTTGAAAATCTGAATGTTCTTAGAGTAAAAAGAGGTAATAATTCTAGTGATTATACAGTAGAAATTCCAGAAAATAGTAGAGTAGAGTTTTTAACAAATTCTTTTAAAATTGATGAAAAAGTAGATTATTTTGATTCTTCTATTTCGGATAAGATTTATTTCAACCCATCTAAGTCGGTTGGTGTGGGTGTAGATGATGGAACTACTCATTCAGTAGTATTTAATTTTGCAGGTAATGATATTGTAAGAAATATACCCATAAAACAATTATATATTGAAAATCATCCATTCCACAACAATCAAAAAGTTAATTTAACTGTTCCTAGTGGTTATGGTAATGCTAATAATTTTGGAAATGTATCAATTTCAACGAATAAAACATCCACACAATTTGATTTACCAACATCTGATTTATATATTGTCAATAAAGGTATTAATACTATAGGAATTAAAACTGGAATTGGTACAGCTAGTGATGGATATGAATATGAAGAGGTTTATTTCCGTAATATACACAGCATGGATGATGATAATTATTTACTAGAAAGTGCTGATGATAAACAGGTTTTATGTAAAGCTCAAAGGATTAGAACAGTAGTATCTGTTTCTACATCACATAATTTAACCAATAATGATAGTGTTTCTTTAGAAGTTAAACCTAATATTTCTTCTGGAATTGGATCTGATGTAAATGTAGAAGTAAAAAGAGATATTCTTACTGGACATTTATTAATTAATCCAATTACGTTTAGTAGTGGTGATATTAATCTTGGTAATAACACCATTACTTTGGGTAGTAAAGGAAGTAATTTAAAAACAGGAGATAAGGTTTTATATTCGGGTGATGCTACAGGATTAACACCAGGAAATTATTATGTTTATAAAGTTGATGATAAAATAATTAAATTATGCCAAACATATTATGATGCAACTAGAATAGTACCTAATATTGTAGATATTACAGGCACTGGTTCTACGGGACAAATAATTAGCTTAGTTAATCCACAAATTCTTGCAACAAAAAATACTGATCTAGTTTTTGATCATTCAGATTCTTCATTAACTGGATATAATTTTAATTTATATTATGATCAAGAATTTAAAAATAGATTTGTTGGTACTGGTAAAACTTCATCATTTAATGTCTCTGCACAGTCATCAATAACTACTGTAAGTTATGGTAGTAGTTTATCTAGGAAATTATATTACAATATAGAAAAATCTGGGTTTATTTCCACTTCTGATACAGATGTTATTAATAATTCAGAAATAGTATATATTGATAGTGTATATCATGGTGATTATAAAATTTCTGGGGTTGGAAATACAGATTTTACAATATATTTAAATAAAATTCCAGAAAAATCTTCATATACTTCAACACAATGTGATTTACTTAAATATACTACTACTTCAAAATCTTATAGTGGTCCTATTGATAAAATAGAGATAATTTCTGGTGGGTCTGGATATAAAAAAGTTCCAACTTTCGTTGGTGTTGGGTCTACATCAATCGGTAAGGATGCTGTAATAATACCAAAATCTAAAAATATAGGTAATGTATCTAAAATTAGAATAATTAACCAAGGATTTGAATATTCATCAGATAAAACATTAAATCCAACTGCGTATGTTTCACCAATAATTGAGTTGAAAAATTCAAATTCAATTGGAATAGTTACTGTAACTTCTGGTGGAAAAAATTATCTATCATCACCAAATATTGTTATTGTTAATTCTGAAACTAGAAAGTTAATTGATAGTGGATTCTTAGAACCAAAAATGATAGATAATTCTATTTTAGATGTAAATATTGTTGAAAAACCCCATGGACTTCCAGATTCTACAGTAACATTAAAAACAACAAATAATACTAATGGAATTACAATTTCTTCTGTAGATTCTTCAACTCCAGCAAGTGATACTGGATATACTGTAATATTAGTTACACCAACACTTGGTTTTAAAGAAGCACCATTTAAGGCTGGGGATAAAGTATTTATTGAAGGTATTGAAAAATATGGTGTACTTGGTGATGGTTTCAATTCGGAGAATCTTGGATATGAATTTTTAACAATAGAATCTATTGTAGGTGGAGATAATCCAAATCCATTTAAATTTACAGTTAGTGCTGTTGGATTAACAACAATGGTTGGTACTGCAGTTACAACACCAACAGGATTTACGGCAGTTATCCCAGAATCTGATTATCCAACATTAATTGCCACTCAATCTAAAGAAGGGTTTGATATAGGTGAATTTATTACAGTAAATTCTATAGACTCACAAATCAAAGTAACATCAAATGATGATTCATCTATTAAAGTTACTGGACTTGGTGTTGATGATTTATCTGTTGGTGATGTTATTCTTGGAAAAACATCAGGTAATAAAGCAACTATATCAAAAATTACAGAAAATCATGGTAAATATGAAATTGATTTTTCGTCTGTGAAGGATGTTGGTTGGATTGATTCGGTTGGAAGACTAAATGATGATAGTCAAGTAATACCTGATAATGATTATTACCAAAATTTATCATATTCTGTTAAGAGTTCAATTACTTGGGATACATTACAAACTCCAGTCAATAATGTCCTTCATACAAGTGGATTGAAGAATTTTGCTGATACTGGAATTACTTCAACTGCTTCTGTTGGTATAGGTTATTCTATTGGAACTACAATAATTAGAGATATTTTTGAGGAGAAGAGAGTTGATGAAATTCAAGGTGTTGATCTAGTTAGAGATACTGAGGTTACAGGTGATGTTGCTAGATTAATAGAATTTAAAAATATAAGATTATCTGATTATATTGCATGTTTAACAAATGAAGTATTTACATTTGATAATATTAATCAACAGTTTTCAAATTTAGAAGATACTGAAACATATTATGTAGATCTTATGGATATACCTGCAGATGGTAGGTATCAAAATTTTATAGTTAGGGTTGAAAGTAATACTAATACTGGAATATCAACACAAGTTCAATTATCAGAATTGGTTCTGATAAATTCTTATCCATATTCTAATAATGATCAAAATGTATTATTGGAAAAATATCAATTATTTAATTCTGATAATGATGGATTTGTTTCTGTTGAAAAAGATCAATTAGGAACATTTAAAATTGTTAAAGATGAATTAACTGCAGTAAATACTCTTAGATTTTATCCAAAAGAAAAGTTTAATGTTGACTATGATTTAAAAATTCTTAAAGGTGAATTTACAAATGTAGTTTCTACTGCAGCAACTGTTAAAGTTGGTCCGATTGACAACAGTATATTTGTTCAACAAGTTACTAGTGGATCTACAAATGATATTTTATCCGTTGGTATTACTAGTATAAATTCATTCTTTGTTAATGCACAAATTGTTGATAAATCAACTGGACAATTAAATTTTGTTGAAGCTTATGTTACCCATAATGGTCAAGATAGTTTTATATCAGAATCATATATTGACTCTGAACCATCTATAATTTCATCAAATAGAATTGGTATTTTAACTTCGAATTTAGATTCTGGAACATTAAAATTGAGTTATGAGAATGATACATCTACTGATGTTATTGTTAGATCAAAGGTTGTTGGTTTTGGTACAACTGGATTTATTACTCCAGAAGGACATACTGGTGTTGGAACATATAGATTCCAGAATCCAGCAGAACCAGATGGATATGAAAGGTCTGTAATCTATCAAGGAATATCTACTAGTGGTGTAGGAAAGACAACTATATTAGGGATAAGTTCCTCTTTATTTAATTCTGCTACATCTATAGTAGAAGTTAGTATAGGATCATCCAAAGCAGTACATGAAGTATTGAGTTTACATGATGGTATAGATGTTTATGTGCAACCAGCACAATTCTTGGCTGATAGTTCCAATAATTTGGGATTAGGTACTTTTGGTGGTGAATATGATCCTGCTAGTGGTGATTATGTGGTAAGTTTTTACCCTGATAACTTAGTAGGTGTAACAACAGTATCAATATTTAATAAGTGTTTTTATAGATCTATTGATAGATTTAATATTTCCGACACTTTAGTTTATGGTAGTGGATATACTGAAAATTTAGATTTTAAATTGTATAATGCTATTAATGGATTTAGAATTAGTAAGAAAGATTTTGAATTAACTACAAATTCAATACCAGTATTCTCTAAAAAAGTTAATCCTAGTTTCGAATCAGATTTAGTTCTTTCTACAGGTAAATTTAAGGTTAATGATCACTTCTTCAGAACCAACCAAACCTTAAGTTATGAACCAAAATCAACAATACTTGGTATTGGATCTACTGCAATGCAGTATATGTCTGCAGATAACATAATGGATACATTACCATCTACAGTCTTTGCTATAAAGAATGATGATAATACATTCCAAATTTCTACTACAAGAACTGGAACTGCTGTTACCTTTACAGGAATTGGAGAAGGAAATGCTCATACATTCTCTATGGTCAATCCAAATGAAAAATCAATAATAAGTATTGATGATATTGTCCAATATCCAATAACACCAACTCCAATATCTCACAAATTAAGATATAATGATGGTGGTCAAATAGGTTTTGCTAATACTATTTTCTCTTTGAGTGGAATATCAACTATACTTGTTGATGATATAATAAAAATTGATAATGAGTATATGAAGGTTATCAACGTTGGTGTTGGAACAACTGGTGCTGGACCAATCACACCAGGAATTGGAACATTCCCATGTGTAGGAGTTGAAAGGGGTGCTCTTGGTACTCTTTCATCTATACACACAAACGAGGCTGTAGTTGATAGATTTAAGGGTAGTTTTAATATAGTTGATAGCACTCTTTGGTTTGCTACCCCACCTAGAGGAAATCCTACATTAAGTATATTACCAAATGGGTTGAAATTCCCAACTTCTGATTTTAATGGAAGAACATTTTTAAGAAATGATTATACAACAAATGATGTATATGATGATATTAGTGATCAATTTAATGGATTAACAACCTCATTTACATTGACTGTAGGTGGTGCAAATACTATAGGTATTGGAACTAGTGGTGGAAATGGAGTTTTATTCATAAATGGAATATTCCAAACACCAACAACAGACAATAATCCAGCAAATAATTTTAAAATTATAGAAACTGGTAGTGGTGCTACTGGTGTAACTAGTGTTGTATTCTCTGGCATAACATCCACAGATGGAACATTAATTAAATCTGAGTATGATATTAATAGAAATGAATTACCAAGAGGTGGAATTCCAATTTCCTTCGGTTCAACTACTGGTTCTGGATATGCACCTCTTGTTGGAGCAAATGTAAGACCTATCTTAGATGCTAGTGGATCAATTACAAGTATAGTTGGTGTTGCAACCACTGGGGCAGCACTGGGAGTACATACAGCAGTGTATGATAATACTAGTGGAATATTAACAGTTACTACTATTGTAGATCATCAATTAGTTGATGGTGGACATGTTGATGAGGTTAAATTATCTCGTTTAGGATTCACATGTCCATCTGGAAGTGGTATAACAACAAATTACTTCCCAAGTGGAGCATATGGAGATACATTCTCTATTATTGGTGTAGAAGATACTAATAAGTTTAGTGTCAATGTTGGAACAAGTACTATTCCACATACTTATGTTGGTGCTGGAGATAGTTCTGGAACTGTTTTCCCATGGTATGGAGATCTTACATTAGGTTCTGGTTATAATGGTATAGTTCCTATTTCAGTAACAGTTAAAGATAGTGGATATGATCATGAATTTATAAGTGCCACTAATAATGCTATTACTAAAACTACATGGAATGGTACTGGAATTACTCCTACAAATGCTATTTTTGATTCACTTTCTGGAATTGTTACGTTTACGGCAACTTCTCATGGCTTGGTTACAGGTGATAAAGTAGGTATTGCAACAGGGTCATTAACATTTAAGTGTTCTAAGGATAATTACGCATCAGAACATAAGTATCCTCGTGGACCATTTACTCATCAGTTTGATAGTGCTGATGCTAATGCTGTTAATAACTCATTACAACCTATTGGTGCTGATTACAACGCCCTAACAGGTGACATGGTATTGACATTTGCTTCTGCTCATAATATAAGTAATGGAGCATTTATAACAATTACTGATAATTCTATTAGATTTAAGTGTGCTAAAGATAATTATACAACAATACATAGTTATCCAAGATTATCAGATCCTGCATCTGGGTCTAATTTAACGGTTTCTAATGCAACTGCTAATGATCTTACAGTTAATGTTGGAGCATCTAATACAAAAGAAGATCCAGTAACTGGTATTTTAACTACAGTTACTAAGTTAAATAATAATATCTTTAGTGTATTTGTTGGAAGTGCAGTTGGTGAAGATGCTAATATCACAGCTACTCCAAAAACAGTTAATACTCATGTATTTGATAGTGCAAATAGTACTTTAAGTAATTGTATTTTCATTAATAATTGGAGTGGTTCAGGTGGTCAAAAATCAATATCAGGTGCTGCATATACTGCATCTACTGGAGAATTGATGTTAGATATTGGGACTACAGGTATGCCTTCAGCAGGTTCAGATAAAGTTGGTATTAAGACTAGTTCTCTAGCATTTAGATGTAATCAAGATGATTATAATAGTGTACATAAGTATCCTAGAACAAGTGACCCAGTTAATGGAACATTAATTGATATTACTAAGGTGGATACTAACACAGGAATGATTTTTGTTAATGTTGGAAAATCCAATACAAATTGTGGTGGTGCGTTAGACTTTACAGTAGTTGGTGGTGGAACAAGTTATACCAATCCTAAGATATTTGTTACAGAACCTTCTTATGCTGGTTTAGGTATAACAGGAGTTTCAAGAGTTGGTGAAGGTCCAACGACAGATACTGGTTTTGGACTGCGTTTGGATGTTGAAGTAGGTGCTGCTCAGACTTCTGGTATAGGATCTGGTTTTTATGAAATTTCTAATTTTGATATTACTAGAAGTGGATATTCATTTAAACGTGGTGATGTTTTCTCACCAATTGGATTGGTTACTGATAGAAAATTATATGAACCATTTGAACAAGCAACTATTGAAGTTGATAATATCTACACTGATAATTTCTCAATGTGGCAGTTTGGAGAATTTGATTATATAGATTCAATTAAAAATTACCAAGATGGTATAAGAACTAGATTCCCATTATTCTATAATGGATCAAAAATTAGTGTTGATGCTGATCCTAATTTTGATAGTATTCTTGCAAATGTAATGTTTGTTGTTGTAAATGGAGTTATTCAGCAACCAATAGAATCATATGATTTTATTGGTGGAGCATCTATAAACTTCACAATGCCTCTAGATCCTGAAGATAATGTTGCAATATTCTTCTATAAAGGAACAGATAATGAAGATGCTGTTGTATCTACAGGAACAACTGTTTATCTTGAACTTGGTGATACTGTTGAGATTTCAGGTATTGGAACTATTGCCGAACAGGATGATAGAATTATTAAGTCTTTAAATACATCAACTAGTTTAGAGACAAACTTATATACTAGTGTTGGTATTAATGATGATGTTTATAGACCAATAAATCTTATAAAACAAAAACAGGATAAAATAATTGATAGAGAATTTATATCCAAGAAAAGAGTTAATTTGGAACCATTAATTCTTCCAGCTGCAAAAATAATTAGTGATGTCACCACATCTAATACTACATTTTTTGTTGATAATGCACATTTATTTGATTATGAAGGATCAAGTTCACAATTTAGTGGAATAATTGTTTCTGGTAAAGAAAATCCATCTATACCATCTGCAACTGCAACCATTAATACTACAGCAACTACAGTAACATCAATTTCAGTTACTGGAGGTTCTGGATATACTTCAGTTCCATCTGTTTCAATTTCTGCACCACCAGAAATTGGTGTTGGTATTGGAACTACTGCAACTGCAACTGCAACCATATCTAATGGTACTGTAGACAATATTACAGTAACTGAAGTAGGACTTGGATATACAATCGCACCTAAAGTTTTAATTGAACCACCAGATTCTATAGATGAGTTGGTGAAATGCCCTACAGGAAGTAATATTACAGTTGAATCTACTTCAGGTATAATTACAGGAATAGGAACTACTACTGTTGGTTCATTATTGGGGATCAAATTCTTTGCTAAGGGACCAACTGTAGCTTCATTTAATCCCATATCTGTTGGGAATCCAATTTATGTTTATGATACAGCAGTTGGAACAGGATTAACTTCAATGAATGTTGCTAATACTACTGCAGTTGGAATCGGAACTAGTTTTACTGATAATGTATATTCTGTTGCAGAATTTACTACTCGTGGAGATGGTAATAATGAATTCCTTGGAATTATTACATGTGTGATAAAATCAGATACTAATGTAGTTGGTTTTGCATCAACTGGAGCAAGTATTAACGATCCTGTTGGATATTATTCTGTTGGAAAACTATCAGGATTTGATAGAAGTAGTTCACCAATTTCTATTGGTGTAAATGGATTAACAGTTGATGTAGGGTTAACAACATACCCAACATTACAAAGAAGAGGTGGTCCAGGAGATGATACTTGGAAACAAACTGGAGGTTTAATAACACCAGAATAATGATTATTTAAATATGTTGTATAAATATCTAAAAAACTATTAAGATGCCAGCGGTAGTAACAGATCAATTTAGAATATCAAATGCTAGTAATTTTATAGATTCTATATCAGATACTAGTAATTCTTATTATGTATTTTTAGGATTAGCAAATCCCACAGGTGGAGGTGGAGTGGATGAAGGTGGATTGGGAATTGGAAGAACTTCCACATGGAATAGTGGAAATTTAGCAAGTATTCCATCACCAGTTGACAATTTTCAATATCAATCACTTTATGCAAAAACATCTCTTTTTGGTAAAAAGATAAATTCATCTAATGCAAGAAGAGTAGTTAAAAAACATACATGGGTAGCTAATACTAGTTATGATATGTATAGGCATGATTATGATATATTAAAAAATCCAACACCTAATGGTCAAAGTAATTTGTATAATACAAATTATTATGTAATGAACTCTGATTATAGAGTTTATATTTGTATTGATAATGGTTCATCTGGTACTTTACCAAAAGGTAAAAAATCATTAAATGAACCAATATTTACTGATTTGGAACCAGCTCCAGCTGGAGATGGTAGTGATGGTTATATATGGAAATATCTTTTTACAGTTAATCCTAGTGATATTATAAAATTTGATTCTACTGATTATATTGTATTACCAAATAATTGGTCTACATCAACCGATCCTCAAATACAAAATGTTAGGGAAGCTGGTGATTCTGAAATTTATGGTAATCAAATTAAAAAGGTTTATATACAAGATGCTGGAAGTGGTTATACTAAAGGAACACATACAGTAAATATATTGGGTGATGGAACAGGTGCTAAAGCATTAGTAACTGTTGATAGCAATTTTATTTCTAGTGTTGATATCATATCTGGAGGTTCTGGATATACTTACGGTATTTTAGATTTAAGTGGATTCAATTCTGGTGCTGACCTTGCTAGTGGATCTTATGCAACACTAATACCCATTATTCCACCATCAAAAGGTCATGGATATGATCTTTATAGGGAACTAGGTGCAGATAAAGTTCTAGTTTATGCTAGATTTGATGATTCCACTAAAGATTTTCCAGTTGATGCTCATTTTGGGCAGGTTGGTATTATAAAGAATCCACAAACGTTTGGTTCTACTCAAATATATACGGGAAGTGTATATTCGTCCTTAAATTCAATGATGCTTACAAGAAGTTCTGTCGCAACTGATCTTGATAATAAATCAAGTGTTGTAGGTGTTGCTATCACACAAACTCGTGCTGATAATAAAATTGCTAAAGGATATGTTGCATCATATGATAAAGATACTAAAGTATTAAAATATTGGCAAGATAGATCATTATATTTCCCAAATCATGAGGATCAAAAAGATAATATTAATGTTGATAGCATAGGAGATGTAGTACCGTTCACATCAGATGGTGGTGAAATTGAATCTGTATATCCTTCTAATGCATTTAGTGTTGTTATTGATAATAATATGTCAGGTATTTCAACATCAGTTGGTAATAAATTAGTAAATCTTGGGGTTGAATTTACAAATGGTCTTGCAAATCCTGAGATAAATAAAAAGACGGGTGATATAATCTATATCGACAACCGCAAAGAGGTTGAACGTGATTCAAGACAAAAAGAAGACGTTAAAATTATTCTGGAATTCTAAAAAACAATGGCACAAAAAACAAATTTAAATATAAGTCCATATTATGATGATTTTGAATCTGATAAAAATTTTTATAAGGTTTTATATAAACCAGGATTTCCAGTTCAAGCAAGAGAATTAACTGGTTCTCAGTCTATTGTCCAAAATCAGATACAATCATTTGGAGATCATATATTTAAAGAAGGGTCTGTTGTTATTCCTGGTGATATTGCATATGTTGGAAATTATTCAGCTGTTAAATTAAGTCCAGAAAATTATGGAACAGATATATCACTTTATATTAAAGATTATATAGGTAAGAAAATTACAGGAAGATCATCTGGAATAAATGCTACTGTTAAGCATGTTGCTTTACCAAATACCGATCCTGTTGATGATGTAACAATTTATGTTACTTATACTAGTGCAGATAATAATAATCAAATAGGTTCATTTATTGATGGTGAACAATTAGTTTGTTCCGATAATATTAATTATGGTAATACAACTATAAATGCAGATACACCATTTGCTTCATTGATTTCTTCTGATGCAACTGCTATTGGATCAGCAGCATATATCCAAAAGGGTGTTTATTTTATAAGAGGTTATTTTGTAAATGTTAGTTCTCAAACTATCATTTTAGATTACTATGGTAATGCACCATCTTATAGGGTTGGATTAAAAGTAGATGAATTAATTGTTAATGCAAAGGATGATGATTCATTATATGATAATGCTAAGGGATTTAATAATTTTGCTGCACCTGGTGCAGATAGATTAAAAATTAATTTAACTCTTGTTAAAAAGGTATTAGAAGATCAAGATGATACTGATTTTGTTGAATTATTAAGAATTAAGAATGGAAAAATTAAAATAATTAATTCCAAAACAGATTATAATATAGTTAAAGATTGGATAGCAGAAAGAACATATGATGAATCTGGGGATTATACTGTAAATCCTTTTAAATTATCTGTATTAAATTCTTTAAATGATAATTTAGGTAATGGTGGATTATTCTATAAAGATGAGAAAACAGACCAATTAAATACACCATCAGATAATTTAATGTGTTTAAAAATTTCTGATGGAAAAGCATATGTTAATGGGTATGATGTAGAAAAAACTGGAACTACTATAATTGATGTTGAAAAACCTAGAGATGTTGGAATTAATAGTACAGGAAGTGTTAATTTTAATATAGGAAGTGTTCTTAGGGTTAATAAAGTATCTGGTGTTATAAAGCAAGGAGGTCCAGTTCAATTATTTTCTGAGTTGGGGCAGCAAGGTGATATTATAGGTGTTGCAAGAGCATATGGTATAAATTTAAGAAATGAGGAATATAAGGATAATACAACTGTTTGGGATTTGAGGTTATTTGATATACAGACAAATACACAAATCACACTTAACGAAGATGTTAATGCAACTCAATTACCAAATACTTCTTTTGTTAAGGGAAAGAGTAGTGGTGCCAGTGGATATGCTACGGCTGCTGGTTCTGGAAAAAGAATTGATTTAAATCAAACTACTGGAACTTTTTTTAAGGGGGAGCAAATACAAATAAATGGTGTAGATTTTCCTAGAAGCATTGGTATATCTACTGTATTTGGTACACAAGGAATTAAATCTGTAAAACAACTATCTGTAGATAATTATCCAGAATTTACTGCAGATTCACAATTAGATGTATTTGCACTTCCAAATGGTATTAGAAATGTTTCTATTGATGGGGCAGGTAAAGTAACTGCTGGTGCAAAGCAATTTAGTGGACTTAGACCAGGAGCTGTTGTAATATATAAAACATCTAGTGATGATATAACATACAATAAAGTTACATCTATAGATGCTGGTGGAACATCTCTTGAAATAGAAGCAATTACTCCAGATGTAGCAGGTGTTTTTGAAGGTGCATTGGGAAGCAATATTACAGTAGACATGTATGTTGGTGCACCAATAGTAAGAGGAAGTGGTAGATTACACGCACCATTAGGTAATTTAAATGTTTCTACTGTAGATCTTTCAAATTCAAATATAAAAGTTACAAAACAATATAAACCAGGTGGTGCTCTTAGTGGATCTTTAACAGTTTCTATTTCCAATTTATCGGGAACTTATCCAGAAATTACTTCATCAAATTCAACCTTTGAATCTTTTGATGAAGAAAGATATTCATTACATCATAGTGGTGGTACTATAGGTACAATTAATGAAGATACATTTGCCTATAATAATAGTGGTGATCAAATTGTTTTAAGTAATTTAGGAACTCCTAGTGGCACTAATTGGGTATTAAATGTCTCTGTTAAAAAGAATGGAATTCAAAGCAAAATAAAAGATTATAATAAGAGTAGAATGTTAGATGTTGTATATTCAAAATATGAAACATCTGGTGATGTTGCTATCGGTATAGGTGCTTCTACACTTGCAGATGGTCTTACATATGATCAAAATCAAAGATATGGATTAAGAGTACAGGATGAAAAAATATCATTAAATTGTCCAGATGTGGCTAAATTTATAGCAGTATACGAATCTATTGATGCTGAAAAACCAACTTTAGATCAGTTTAGATTTAGTAGTACTGCTGCTGTCCAAACAAATGCCGTTCTTGGTGAAAATATTGTTGGGTATAGTAGTAAAGCAATTGCTAGGGTTGTTGAGAAATCATCAACAGAAGGAAATACATTAGGAATTGTTTATTTAACTGGAGCACGTTTTAATGAAGGTGAAACAGTTAATTTTGAGGAATCAAATATAGATACTAATATTGAAGAAATAACTAATGGAATATATAAAGATCTTACAAATTCTTTCAAATTAGATAAAGGACAGAAGGATGAATATTATGATTATTCATCTATTGTTAGAAATGCAGGAGTATCTGAACCATCTGGTAGATTGTTAGTTATCTTTGATTATTATTCAGTTCCAAATGATGATGAAGGTGATCTATTCACAGCATTAAGTTATGATAAAGATAGATTTAATTATGATATTCCAAGTATTGGAGTATCTGGAATACGAGCAACAGATACTTTAGACTTTAGACCTAGAGTAGCAGATTATAATGTTAATACTTCTACAGTATCACCTTTCAATATTGAATCAAGAGACTTTAGTGGTTCCATAAAACAATATGTTGTTCCTGACGAAACTTCTAGCTTGGGGTATGAATACTACTTACCAAGAATTGATAAAGTTTATTTGAATAAATTTGGTGAATTTGTATATGAAAAAGGAATATCAAGTCCAGATCCAAAACCTCCAGTAAGAACTGAAGGTGTGATGGAATTAGGAACTGTAAATCTTCCTCCCTATCTTTACAATCCAGAATCTGCAACATTATCATTAAAGGATAATAGAAGATTTACTATGAGGGATATTGGTAATATTGAGGATAGAGTTTCAAATTTAGAGGAAGTAACTACTTTATCTCTATTGGAAATGGATATACAATCACTCCAAATTCAAGATTCTGAAGGTAGAAATAGATTTAAAACAGGATTTTTTGTTGATCCGTTCAGAAATTATAGATCAATTAGTAGACAATCTCAAATTCAAATCAATAGACGAGCTCAAGAGTTAATTCCAGTACGTAGTAGAAATACTCTTGCATCTCAAATTACACCAAAATTATCTACAACATCATCATCTCTTGATTTTAATAGTAATTTTGAGTTATTTGATGAAAATGTTCAAAAAACTGGTGATGCAGTAACTTTGAAATATGATGAAGAGGTTTGGTTTGGACAATATTATGCAACTTTATTAAAGGATGGTTCACTTGGAATAATAAATGTAAACCCATATGAACTACCTGCAATATTGGGTAATGTTGATTTACAACCAAATACTGATGTTTGGACAAGAACTCATCAATTAGATGATAATATAATCAATCAAAGTGGTACAGATTCTAGTGTAGATCTGAATTTGGCAGCTAATGGAACACTAGATCTTGGAGATATCACAAATACTACTCAAACTAGTGAACATCATGTAGATCCAAGTAGTAATATTCAAACTGGAACTACAGTGACATCTAATACTTCCGACATAAATAGTAGTTTGGTATTAACAGGATCTGATTCTGTTCAAATTAGTAATACTGATATAACAATTCAAAATAGATTAGTATCATCTTCAGCAGAAGATCATATGCGTTCTAGAAATACTGAATTTAAAGCATCGGGATTTCCTGGAGGTGTTAGAACATATTTGTTTATTGATGGTCAAAAAATAGAAGATGTTATTCCAAAATTAGTTGCAATAAGTAAAACTTCTGGTGGAAATGAATATGGTTCTGATATTAATTTCATAGTTAATGAAAATGTTGTGGCAGAAGATCCAACAACTGGTGAAGAGATAATGACCTTTAAACTTTGCAGACCTGATCATAAATCTGGTCCTGTTACTGGACAACCAGAAGAAGTTTATGCTAAAGATCCATATTCAAACTCAGATCTTAGTAACCAATATACAATATCATCAACAGTTTTAAATATTGATACTCGTGCTTTAGCAGAAGAGGCTCAAGGTCAGTATTTTGGATATTTAGTTGCTAATGCAAAATTAATTGGTCAAGAAAGTGGTGCGGTAGCATATGTTAAGGATTGGGAAAATACTAAAATGGTTTCTGATGAATATGGTGATGTAATTGGAACATTTTTCTTAAGAGATCCAAATGAAACACCACAACCACCAATCAAAATTACAACTGGAAGAAAAAGTGTTAGGGTAACAACAAGTTCTACAAATGTAAAAGTTCCAGCAGGACAAGATCCTGATATTGTTATTGCAGAGGGAGTATATACCGCACAAGGAACATATGAGGTATGGCAAAATGATAGAACTATTAGAGTAGATACAACTACAGTTAATGCTAGCTTTACAGCAACAGTTAATGCTGAAGGTACAATAACAAATAATCATGAGCATACAGTAACAGCTGAATATTCCGATCCTGTTGCACAAACATTTGTTGTTGGTGGTAATGTAAATGCACCTTCTGCTGTTGGGGCAAACGAAGATTTTAATGGTTTATTCTTAACTGCTGTAGAGGTGTTCTTTGCTTCTATAGAGGATGAAACTAATGCACCTATAAGATGTGAGATAAGAACTACAACGGGTGATGCACGTCCTTCTAGGACTATTTTAGGTAGAAGTAGAACATTATATCCATTTACAACTAATGAAAATGGTCAAAGGGTTCAAAATATTCAAACAGATGATGTTAATGCCAGTGTAGGAACTAAATTTACATTCCCAGAACCAATATTCTTACCACCTGGAGAATCTTATTGTTTTGTTTTACTTGCACCAAGGAGTGTTAGGTATACAGTTTGGTTAGGTGAGCATGGTGGGCAAGCAGTTAATCCTCAAAGTATTCCAGGATCTACTGGTGAATCTACAACATATTCTAGACAATATGGTGCTGGTGCATTATTTAAATCTCAAAATGGAGCACTTTGGACTGAAGATCAAACACAAGATATGAAATTTGTTCTTTATAGGGCTAAATTTACATCTTCAGAGGGTTCTGTATTCTTTAATAATCCAGATTTAGATGCAAGTAATGGATTTACTCCAAGATTGAGGAGAAATGCATTAAGGACATTACCTAAAACTGGATATCTTAGAATAGGTTATTATGATGGTACTGGAGGTGGTGTTGATCAATTACATGAATGGATTAAACCTGGTAGAAAACTTGCAGCAGGAACAGATAATAAGAGTACTGCTGTGGTTGAATCTGTTGGTTCAAGAGGTGTAATTTCTGGTGCATCTAATATTCTTGATGGTGGAGCAAATTATACTACTAGTAATACAGTAGACACATATACCATAACTGGAAGGGGAAGTGGTCTGAAATTAAATATAACTTCCGTAGATTCTACAACAGGAGCTATAACAGGTGTATCATTATCTGCTGCTGGTTCTGGATATCAAGAAGGTGATGTTGTTGGTATTGATAATACTACTGCCGGGAATCAAGGAAGAGATGCAAAAATTACAGTAACAATTGGTAATAATACTATAGATACGATATATCTTACTGATATTAAAGGAAAAAGTGGTACAGGTGGTAGTTGGACTAATGGTATAGCATTAAAATATTTTAAGGATGATGGTACTGTAGAATCTGGTGTTAATTCTAATTACAATGTTGAAAGCACTAATGGATATATAGATACTGGTGGTGTAAATGATGGAAATCACCTAAAGATTAACCAATTTAATCATGGTATGTATAGTTCTACAAATAAAGTAGAATTGAGTAATATTAAATCTGATCAACCAACTTCTACATTAACAGCAAACTTGATAAGGTCAGAAACAAGTACAATTAGTGTTGCTTCTACTTTACCATTCCAATATTTTGAAGGAATTGAAGTTAATGCCAATACATCTTACAAAGGATATGTAAAAATTGGTAATGAGGTTATAGAGTATGATAATGTTACTGCAAATGGATTAAGTATAGCATCAAACGGTAGAGGAGTGGAGGGAAATACCATAATTCATGATATAGGTGATACTGTTGAAAAATATGAATTAAATGGTGTTTCTTTAAGAAGAATTTGTATATCTTCTGGAAAACAAATTAGTTCAAATGATATTGGAATGGATCATTATCATCTTGAATTTGATAATGGTACCACATACGGACAAGATAGAAGTTCAGATGAAGTATATGGTGGAGTTCAATACCCACAATTATCATTTAATAGTGATGCATTAGTTGGTGGAAATGGTGCTAGAGCAACTCAGAATCTCATATATTCTGCTATAGTTCCTAGATATGATGCTCTTACTCCAAGTGGAGTTGATGGATCATCAACAAGTCTTACTGGTAGTATAAGAACTGTTAGTGGCAGTAGTGTTGATGGAACTGAAGGGTCATTTAATGATCAAGGATATCAAGATATTCAATTAAATTCGTTTAATACTTTAGATAAGGTTTCACTTGTTGCATCTAAAGTAAATGAAAATGAATATTTACCAAATATGCCTAGAAATAAATCATTTACGACAGTATTAAATATGAAATCAAATAATGAATATATATCACCAATGGTTTATCTTGGAGAATCAAATACTGAATTCATAAGTTATCGTTTAAATAATCCTATTGGTGCTGAAGATTATCCAACAGATAATAGAGTTAATTCTATTGTTGATGATCCTCATAGTGCAGTTTACTATTCAACTACTGTTAGATTAACTAAACCTGCTACATCATTAAAAATATTATTAACTGCATTTAGACCAGAATCATCAGATATTAGAGTTCTGTATAGATTGGAAAGAACGGATTCAAGTGGAGTTGTTGGTGAATTTGAATTATTCCCTGGATATAAAAATTTAATTGATAATGATGAAGATGGTTTTGGTGATGTTGTAATTGATGAGGTTAAAAATGATGGTAGATCGGATTCATTTGTTGGTCCTAGTGTAAGTAATAGATTCTTGGATTATAGATATACTGCTGATAATCTAGATTTATTTAATGGATATACTATTAAGATTGTTATGTCTGGTACAAATCAGGCACAACCACCAAGGATTAGAGAACTTAGGAGTGTAGCTGTAAGATGATTAAAGTTGAAGGACACCCAAATCTCTATAGAGATGAAAAAACTGGTGCAATAATTAATTGTGATGATAATGGTTATGATGAATATGTAAAATCTTTACATATTAGGGAAAAAAAGGACAGAGAACTCAGTGATATGAGAAAAGATATTGATGAAATCAAGTCTTCTCTGGCAATTTTAATCAATGGCCTTAATAAGTCCTAAATAATAAGAGAAGTTATTATTAGAAATAGATGGCAGCTGTATATGTTTCTAATCTTGTAATCAACGCAGGAGCCACATTTAGTCAACAATTTGATTTAGCACAGAGTGACGATTCTTCCCCATTGAATCTCACTGGGTATACGATTGCGGCACAAATTAGAAAACATGCTGGAAGTTCCAATTCTGTAGCATTTACTGCTACCGCAATGGATGCTGTTAATGGGTTGGTATTGATTTCGTTGACTCCAGTACAAACTGCCTCATTAAAAACAGGTAGACATGTTTATGATATTGTTATAACTGATTCTGCTGGTGATAAAACACGGGTTGTCGAAGGATCAGTTCTTGTTCGGGAAGGGGTTACCAGATAATGGCAGCAATTAAAGTTAGAGTTGGACAAGCAGATGCTGTAAAAGTTATCTCCAGTCAAGGTGGAGGTTCAATTTCAGCACAAAATGCAACAAATGTAATTGGTGGTATTGCATCGGTTACTCAGTTGAATGTTTCTGGTGTTTCAACTTTTCTTAATGATGTTAGTATTACAGGTGCAACAACACTTGCTGTTAATGGTGGTATAACAACCACTGGTGGTGATTTATATGTTGGTGGTGATTTATATGTTGGTGATGATATAACGTTTGATGAAATAAATGGTAGAAATCTTAATATTACTGGTAATTCAACATTAAATGTATTAGGTGTTTCTGGAATTGTTACCACTAATCATTTATTGGTAACAGGTATTGCAACCATAGGTGGATCAACCATAAATGATGGAACATTTGAGCAAATAAAAGTTGCTGGTGTATCTACATTTGTTGGGCAAGTTAATTTCCAATCACATGCAACATTTCAAGATAATGATAAGATAAAATTAGGAACTGATGAAGATTTTGTTTTATATCATAATAATTCAAATGCATATATTACCAATAATACTGGAAATCTATACATAATTAATAATGTAAATGATGATGATGATGGAGATGTTGTTATCCAGGCTAAGTCTGGTGAAAACTCTGCCATATTTTATGATGATGAAGGTGTAGCTCTTTTTTATAATGGTGTACAAAAATTCATCACTACAAATGATGGATTAATTGTAAGTGGTATTGCTACTGCAACTTCATTTAGAGGTGCTGGAAATACTGCTGCTTCATTCCCACTTGGATTGACAGCAACAAATGCTACTTTTAGTGGAAATGTAAGTGTTGGTGGAACATTAACCTACGAAGATGTAACTAATATTGATTCGGTAGGTCTTATTACTGCTAGAACAGGAGTAAGAATAACAAATGGTGGATTGATTGTAACTGCAGGTGTTTCCACTTTTAATGATGCAGTTAATATAACTGGAACATTATCTGCAGGACTTATAGATGGAGGATCGTTCTGATGGCAAAACCAACTACTAAACAAGAATTAATTGATTATGCTCTTAGGAAATTAGGAGCTCCTGTTTTAGAAATTAATGTAGACGAAGATCAAATAGATGATGCTGTAGATGACACTATACAATTATTCAATGAACGTCATTATGATGGTATTGAAAGAATGTATTTAAAATATGAGTTAACTCAGGATGATATTGATAGGGGAAAAGCATCTGGTACAACTGGAGTTGGTATTGTAACTACTACCGCAGAATCAACATCTGTTAGTGGTTTGGGTACTATTACTTCTAATTGGTATGAAAATTCTAATTTCCTTCAGGTTCCAGATTCTGTAATTGGGGTAGAAAAGATATTTAAATTTGATAGTAGTACTATATCAGGTGGGATGTTCAGTCTTAAATATCAATTATTTTTGAATGACTTATATAGATTTAATTCAATTGATCTTCTTCAATATTCAATGACAAAAACATATCTTGAAGATATTGATTTTTTACTTACAACAGATAAACAACTAAGATTCAATAAGAAACAGGATAGATTGTATATTGATATTGATTGGGCTGCTGAAGAGGCAGGTACATATCTTGTTCTTGATTGTTATAGAGCATTAGATCCTGAAGCATTTAAGCAAATTTATAATGATAGTTTTGTAAAACCATATGTAACTGCTTTAATTAAGAAGCAATGGGGTCAGAATTTGATCAAATTTAAAGGAACTAAACTTCCTGGTGGAATTGAACTTAATGGTAGGGAATTATATGACGACGCAGTTAATGAATTATCAGAAATTAAAGAAAGGATGACTTTAGAATATGAAGTTCCACCCCTTGATATGATAGGATAAGATAATGCCATTAAATCCCTTTTTTCTACAAGGTTCACAGAGTGAGCAACGACTTGTTCAAGATTTAATTAATGAACAATTAGGAATATATGGTGTAGAGGTATTGTATCTACCCAGAAGAATTGTTAAGAAAGATAGCCTTTTCACTGAATTAGAATCTTCTAGGTTTAGTGATAATTTTGCTATAGAAGCATATGTAAACACCTATGAGGGATATGGTGGTGCAGGTGATATAATGACAAAGTTTGGTATGAGTTTGAAAGATGAATTAACGGTAACAATATCTAAAGAAAGATTTGAAGATTTTATATCTCCATTTTTGATACAAATGCCAGCAGATCAGATAGAAGTTACATCTAGACCTAGTGAAGGAGATTTAATTTATTTTCCATTAGGTAAAAGAATTTTTGAAATTAAATTTGTAGAACATGAAAAACCTTTTTATCAGCTAGGTAAAAATTATGTTTATGAACTACAGTGTGAACTATTCGAACTTGAAGATGAAATGGGTGGATGGGATCAAGTTGATGCTAATAGTGAGGAAATTGATAATACATTAGTAGAATCTGGATATATAACATCTTTAAAACTTATTTCCATTGGTTCAACAGCATCTTTGGGAGTAACAACTACTACTGGATATGTAAGAAATATTATTCTCAATAATGATGGATATGATTATACAAAAGTTCCTAGTGTTGCAATTAGTACTGCACCTTCTGGAGGAGTTAATGCAACTGCTGTAGCAATAACAACTTCTATTAATGGTATCTACTCTGTTAAAGAAATTCTATTAACGAATGCTGGTGCTGGATATACAGTCACACCTACAGTTACTATAGTTAGTGCTGGTGCTACTATTTTGGGTATTGGTTCTACAACATATGGTGTTGGAGCAGCTGCTACTGCAACATTAGTAACTTCTGGTACTGGTATTGGAGAAGTTTCTATTGGTCTTGGTAATAGTGGAACGGGATATCCTTCAGAACCAACAGTATACTTTGGAACGCCAACTTCTGGTATAGGTACTGCAGTTGGTAGAGCAGAAATTAGTTCTGATAATATGGTAACTAGAATTCTTATTTCTGATGCTGGTATTGGATATGATAATACTACTGGAATTGCAACCGTTTCACCACCACCAGTTATTACAGGTATAGGTACATACAAGTTTAATGAGATTGTAACTGGTTCTCTTTCTTCTGCTAAAGGTAGAGTTAAGACTTGGGATGTTACCAAAGGAGTTCTTAAGTTGGGTACAACTGATGGAACATTTGTTTCTGGTGATATTGCAATTGGATCTACATCTGGAGCTCAATATACTGTTGACTATATACAGGAAGCAGAATTTTCTGATAAATACGATAAAGGTGATGAAATCGAAACAGAAGCTGATTCTATTATCGATTTCTCAGAAACTAATCCATTTGGTCAAGTATAATGTTAGGTACTTATTATTACCATGAAATAATGCGAAAGACGATTGTGTCTTTTGGAACATTATTTAATCAACTATATATCCGTCATGATGATGCCGCCGGAAATACATATAGTGAACTTAAAGTTCCATTAGCATATGGTCCTGCACAGAAATTTCTTGCTAGGTTGGAACAACAGGCTGATTTAAATAAACCTGTTCAAACAACTCTTCCTAGAATGTCATTTGAAATGACTTCAGTAAATTATGATTCTACAAGAAAGGTTGGTGTAACACAGACATTTAAGGCATCTGATGGAACCAATATGAAAAAGGTTTATATGCCAGTTCCTTATAATGTTGGATTTGAATTAAATATTCTAACTAAATTAAATGATGATGCATTGCAGATTGTAGAACAGATATTGCCATATTTTCAACCATCATTCAATTTAACTGTAGATTTAGTAAAATCAATAGGAGAAAAGAGAGATATACCAATTGTTTTGGATAGTATCAATTTCCAAGATGATTATGAAGGAGATTTTTCTACAAGAAGAGCACTTATATACACATTGAATTTTACAGCAAAAACATATCTCTTTGGTCCTGTTGCAGAGTCTTCAGAGGGTCTTATTAAGAAAGTTCAAGTCGATTATCATACTGATACTAACGTTAAGACATCAAAACGTGAAATGAGATATACTGTTACTCCTGATCCAGTTGATGCTGGACCAGATGATGATTTTGGATTTAGTGAAACATCAACTGTTTTCTCTGATGCTAAATCATATAGTCCAACACAAAGGAAGGATATTTAATTATTATGTCTAGTTATGATCCTATAGATGAAGCACTAAACACTACTAGTGCTATTGAAGTGAGTAATACACCTGAAAATGGTGGTATTAGGAGAAAAGATCAATTAAAAGATGTTAGTGATCATATAGAAAAGGATTACGATTATACTCGTGCCAATCTATATTCATTAATTGAAAAAGGACAAGAAACTTTAAATGGTATTATGGAACTTGCAGGTGAAAGTGCAAGTCCCAGAGCATATGAAGTTGCAGGGCAGATTATTAAATCAGTTGCTGATACTACTGATAAGTTAATGGATCTTCAAAAGAAGGTTAAAGAAGTTGATGAGGAGAAAGTAAAAGGTCCAAGTCAAGTTACAAACAATGCTTTATTTGTTGGATCAACATCAGATTTATCAAAGATGATTAAACAACAATTTCTAAATACTAATAATACCAAAAATACTAAAAATGAAAAAGTGTAGAATTGGTTATTATTATTGTCACACTGAGAAAAAGTGTAAGAAAATTCCTCTTGGATGGCATGTAGGTCGTGGTGGATATATAGAACAAGATGAAGATAGTAAGAATGGAAAAAATGGTAACGGTGGAAATGGTAACGGTAGTTCTGGGAATGGCAACGGTGGCAACGGCAACGGTGGTGGAATGGGAGAATCATACTCTTGGAGAAAAGATTTTGGATTAAAGTGAGGTTTATTTTATGTCTGCAGCTGAAGTATATCTAGGTAATCCCAACCTAAAAAAGGCAAATACGCCTATAGAATTTTCTCAGGATAATATTCTTGAGTTTTTGAAGTGTAAAGATGACCCAATATATTTTACTAGAAAGTATATAAAAATTGTTTCTCTTGATGAGGGACTAGTTCCTTTTAATATGTACGATTTCCAAGAGAAATTGATTAGAAGGTTCCATGAGAATAGATTTAATATCTGTAAGATGCCTCGGCAGACAGGTAAATCTACTACATGTATATCATATCTTTTACATTATGCAGTTTTTAATGATAATGTCAACATTGCTGTTCTGGCAAACAAGGCATCTACTGCTAGAGATTTATTAGGTAGATTACAACTTGCATATGAAAATTTGCCTAGATGGATGCAACAAGGTATAATATCATGGAATAAAGGTTCTTTAGAGTTAGAAAATGGATCAAAAATTTCAGCTAACTCTACGTCTTCATCTGCTGTCCGAGGTGGTTCCTATAATGTCATCTTTCTCGACGAGTTCGCATTCATCCCGAATCACATTGCTGACGACTTCTTTGCCTCTGTTTATCCTACTATTACGTCTGGACAAAGTACTAAAGTAATTATCGTTTCAACCCCAAGGGGTATGAACCATTTCTATCGTATGTGGCACGATAGTGAAAAAGGTAAAAGTGAATATGTACCAACTGATGTTCATTGGTCTGAAGTTCCAGGTAGAGATTCTGTATGGAAAGAACAAACAATAGCAAACACATCAGAAGCACAATTTAAGATTGAGTTTGAATGTGAGTTCTTAGGATCTGTTAATACTCTAATCAATCCAGCAAAACTTAAAAATCTTGTATATGAAGAACCATTAAAACGAAATGCAGGTCTCGATATTTATGAAGATCCTGTAAAGGATCATAATTATGTAATGACAGTTGATGTTGCCAGAGGATTGGGAAATGATTATTCTGCATTTATAGTTTTTGATACTACAGAGTTTCCGTATAGAGTAGTTGCTAAGTATAGGAATAATGAAATAAAACCCATGCTATTTCCCAATATTATTATGGATGTGGCAAAAGGATACAATGAAGCATTTTTATTGGTAGAAGTTAATGATATTGGAGATCAGGTTGCAAGTATTATTCAATATGATTTGGAATATGAGAATCTTCTTATGGCATCTATGAGAGGACGTAATGGACAAGTTGTTGGACAAGGATTTTCTGGAAAGAAAACACAACTTGGTGTACGAATGACATCTGCAGTTAAAAAATTAGGATGTAGTAATCTTAAAGCAATAATTGAAGATGATAAATTATTATCTTGTGATTATGAGATTATATCAGAATTAACTACATTTGCACAAAAAGGTAATTCATTTGAAGCAGAAGAAGGATGTAATGATGACTTAGCAATGTGTCTTGTTATATTTGCTTGGTTAGTTGCACAAGATTATTTCAAAGAAATGACAGATAATGATATTCGTAAGAGACTTTATGAAGAACAAAAGAATCAGATAGAGCAAGATATGGCTCCATTTGGATTTATTTCAGATGGATTTGATAGTATGGAAAGTTTTAAGGATAAAGATGGTGATACTTGGCATACTGATGAGTATGGTGATCGTTCTTATATGTGGGATTATATGTAAGTGGAGATAGATGAACAGGTCAAATTAGGTCACCTATTATTTTCAGAAAGAAAATGTAGGATTTGTGGGGAAACAAAAGATTTGATTGATGGTTTTTATATCACACGCAAAAATAGAAAGAATTTAATGTCTTCTTATTCTTATGAATGTAAAGTGTGTACTATAAGAAGAGTTGTAGAAAATAGAAAAAAAAGTAAACCATTTGAAGATTGGAATTATCCAGACTGGTAGGTTGTTCATGCAATGTTTCCCCAACGAAAATCCCTGTTTTCATAAATATTTTTAGATAAATTTGGATTGCGAGGGGAAAACAAGATGCCTTTAAATTTAGCATCTCCTGGAATTCTGGTAAGGGAAGTCGATTTAACCATTGGTGGTGTCGATCCGACTACAGACAAAATTGGAGGTCTTGTTGGACCTTTCGAAAAAGGTCCTGTAGACGTTCCTACAACAGTTGTCAGTGAGAACGATTTAGTTAATAAATTTGGAAGACCGTTTGATACGGACAAGCAGTATGAGTCATGGATGGTTGGATCATCATATCTTGCATATGGTGGACGATTAAGTGTTGTTAGAGCAGATGATACTGGTCTTAAGAACGGATTTAGTGGAACTGCAGGATCTGTTAAGATCAAAAGTGTAGATCATTACGATGAATTGGGTTATGCTGATAATGCCATTACTGGTGTTACTGTAGCTGCTAAAAACCCAGGAACATGGGCAAATGATATTAGAGTTGCAATAATTGATGGTAAAGCAGATCAGACTGTTACTTTAAGTGATGTAACTGGTTTGGCTGTTGGTGCTGGTGTATCACAGTCACCTGCTTCAGGAACAGTTAGGCAAGTTGGTGCTGGTGTAACTGAAGATATGGATGGATACTATAAGGGTATCATAACTGGTATTGATACAACTAAAAAAACAGTTGATATCAAGTTTTTGAGTAATGTAAAGGCAGATGGTACTGAAGTTGCAAAAGATTATAACAGTACTTACAAATTTGCAAATGGTTCTTTACAGTTCCCAAATAGTGGAGCAGGAACAACTTCAGCAAATATTGGAAGAGCTAGATATGGATCAACTGCAGCATCACATAATGCTGGAGTTGTTATAAATTCATACTATAACACCAAGACATCAGTTCTTGATCAGGCAGGTAATGCACCTTTACAAGCAGCAGATACTGCTGTTGGTATTGATACTACTGGTATAGACGATTTTATTGGTTCTGCAGGTAAATTTATTGGAATTGGTAATGAGATTATTGATGTTAGTAGTGCTCAAATTGGAGCAGGTGAAATTACATCTGTGACAAGAGCTCAAGAAGGAACACCTGCATCCGTTCATGTTGATGGTGTTGCTATTAAGTTCTTTACTAAGAATGTTGCTGTTGGTGATGTAACAGATGATATAAATGCTTCTGCAGGATTAGTTGGTATAACAACAACTGCTGATATCAGTGATAAAGTTAATGCTAATGGTGTTTTGAAAATTGGAAGTGAATTTTTAGATGTCACAACATTTTCTAATGGAAGTCAATCAGAAATTACTGGTAGTGGAATTGTTGATTGGTTTGATCAGCAGACCATAGCAACAGGAACTGCTACTGTTGGTGGAACTGAGACTTTAACAACTATAAAGTGGAATACTGTTGCTGATACACCAGGAACATCAGATTTTGCTTCTTCTAGAGGTTCAAGATTTGATGAGGTTCATGTTGTTGTAATTGATGGTAAGGGAAGTGTTACAGGTAATGCTGGAACAATTCTTGAAAAGCATTTAAATCTTTCAAAGGCAAAAGATTCTGAGTTCTCTGTAGGTTCTCCTGCATACTGGAGATCATACTTAGAGAGTAATTCTGATTACATCTTTGGTGGAACAGGTGCTATTATTGGAGTTACTACTACTGGATTTACAGGTAGTAATTACACTGAATTTGGTGATGGTGGATGGGATCAAAATACAGAAGGTATTCTCTTTAATGCATCTGGAAAACAGGATCTTACATTAACTGGTGGATTAAATTATGGTGGAAAGGCAGATTTAATTACTGCTGGAGCACTTGATTCTGGACTAGATGATTTAATTGGTGGTTATGGTAAGTTTGAGAATGATACTACAGTAGATGTAGACTTCTTACTTATGGGTTCTGGAAAATATGGTGAAGATAAGACCAGAGCACTTGCAGAGAAGTTAATTGCTGTTGCTGATATAAGAAAGGATGCAGTTGCATTTATTTCTCCATATAGAGCATCAATGATAACTGATACTGCTGATGAGACTGCAGCAACACTTTTCAGTGATGCTGAGATAACTCAAAAGGTAGTTGATTTCTATAGCACAATATCATCTTCATCATATGCTGTATTCGATAGTGGATACAAGTACATGTATGATAGATTTAATGATAAGTTCCGTTATATTCCATTAAATGGTGATATTGCAGGAACTTGTGCAAGAACTGACATCAATGATTTCCCATGGTTCTCACCAGCTGGAACAGATAGAGGTGCTATTCTAAACGCAGTAAAACTTCCATACAATCCAACCAAGTTACAAAGAGATTCACTCTATTCAAATAGAGTAAACCCTGTAATATTCTCACCTGGAGCAGGAATTGTCCTATTCGGTGATAAAACTGGATTTGCTAAGAGATCTGCATTTGATAGAATTAATGTTCGTAGATTATTCATCTACCTTGAAGATGCTATTTCTGCTGCTGCAAAAGATTTATTATTCGAATTCAACGATGAAATTACAAGGTCGAACTTCGTGAATATCGTTGAACCATTCCTCCGTGACGTGCAGGCTAAGAGAGGAATTCAAGATTATGTTGTAATTTGTGACGAAACAAATAACACTGCTGCAATCATTGATGCAAATGAATTCATTGCAGATATATACATCAAACCTGCAAGATCAATTAACTTCATTGGTCTAACATTTATTGCCACTAGAACTGGCGTTTCGTTCGAAGAAGTAATCGGTAAAGTTTAATTAATTTAGAGGTTTAAAAAATGCCTTCACGTCAACAACAAAACACTATTCCATTAAGGAAAATTAGTGATTTTAAAAGCAGACTATCTGGTGGTGGTGCTAGACCGAATCTCTTTGAGGTTGAGCTAGCATTCCCAGATGCTGTATCCATAGCAAATGATGTTTTACAGAAGTCAAGATTTCTTGTAAAAGCTGCTGCTCTTCCAACATCAACCATTGCTCCAGTTGATATCCCATTCAGGGGTCGTATTTTGAAAGTTGCTGGTGACAGAACTTTCGAAACTTGGACAGTCACTGTTATCAACGATACTGACTTTGCAATTCGTTCTGCTTTTGAAAAGTGGATGAATGCAATCAACAAATTGGATGATGCCACTGGTCTCACAAATCCAGAGACATACCAGAAAGATGCTCAGGTTCATCAATTAGATAGAGATGGATCTGTTCTCAGATCTTATAAGTTCTGGGACATTTACCCAACTAATATTTCAACAATAGACCTAAGTTATGAAACAACTGATACTATTGAAGAATTTACAGTAGAATTCCAAGTTCACTGGTGGGAAGCATTCAAAGGTAACGGTCCAAATGCTGGTGGTGAAAATATCAGCTAAATAGTGCTATAATAGTAAGATAAAGCAATTATACGATGGCACGACTCTTTGGATTCTCCGTTGAGGATAAAGAAAAACAATCAAAATCTATAGTCTCACCCGTTCCTCAAACCAATGAGGACGGGTCAGACTTTTATATTTCTAGTGGTTTTTACGGACAATACGTAGATATTGAAGGAGTATATAAAAACGAATTTGATTTAATTAGAAGATATCGTGAAATGGCACTACACCCTGAGTGTGATGGTGCTATCGAAGATGTTGTTAATGAAGCAATTGTTAGTGATTTGTATGATTCACCAGTTGAAATAGAATTAACAAATTTAAATGCAAGTGATAAATTAAAGAAAATTATTAGAGAAGAATTTAAAACTATCAAAGAGATATTAGATTTTGATAGAAAGGCACATGAGATATTTAAAAATTGGTATATTGATGGTAAATTAGCATATCTAAAAGTTATTGATCAAAAGCATCCTGAAGAGGGTATTAAAGATTTAAGATATATTGATTCACTAAAAATAAGATTTATTAGGCAGGAAAAGAAAAAGAATAGGGATCATTATATTAATGTTGCTAGTAATAGGGATAATCCTGCATCTTCAATAACTCCAGAACTTGAAGAGTATTACCTTTATACTCCAACACCTGCGTACCCATCAAATTCAATAACTGGTGGTGGTGGAAGCAAAGGAGTTAAAATTGCAAAGGATGCAATTACCTATTGCACATCTGGATTAATTGATAGAAATAAAGGAACAGTTCTTTCATATCTCAATAAAGCAATCAAGGCACTTAATCAACTTAGAATGATTGAGGATAGCCTTGTAATTTATAGGTTATCAAGAGCACCAGAGAGAAGAATATTCTATATTGATGTTGGTAATCTTCCTAAAGTTAAAGCAGAGCAATACCTTAAAGAGGTAATGTATCGTTATAGGAATAAGTTAGTATATAATGCCTCTACTGGTGAAGTTAGAGATGATCGTAAGTTCATGTCTATGATGGAAGATTTCTGGCTACCTAGAAGAGAAGGTGGTAGAGGAACTGAAATTACAACACTTCCAGGTGGACAAAATCTTGGTGAACTTGCTGACATTGAGTATTTCCAAAAGAAATTATATCGTTCATTAGGTGTTCCTGAGTCTAGAATTGCTGCAGAAGGTGGTTTTAATTTAGGACGTTCATCTGAGATATTAAGAGACGAATTAAAATTCTCTAAATTTGTAGGACGTTTGAGAAAGAGATTTGCTCAAATGTTTAATGATATGCTTAAGACTCAATTAATTCTTAAGAATATTGTAACACCAGAGGATTGGGAATCTATTAGAGAGCATATTCAGTATGATTTCATCTATGATAATCAGTTTGCCGAACTCAAAGAAACTGAGATGATGAATGAGAGACTAGGAACTCTTGCTACCATTGAACCCTATATTGGACAATATTACTCAAAAGAGTGGGTTCGTAGAAAAGTCTTACGTCAGACTGATAGTGAGATGATAGAAATGGATGAGCAAATAGAACAGGAAATTAAAGATGGTGTAATACCAGATCCAGCAGCAATTGACCCTATAACAGGAGAACCATTACCTCCAGAGGGTGAAATGGGAATGATGGGTGAAGTCCCAATGGAACCAGAAATTGATGGTGGAGTTACCAACGCACAGATGCAAAAAGATACCAAGAAGGCAGAGATATAAATAAAGTATAATAATATATTAATAAAATGGATGAGATTATCGATTTGATTGCGACTGATTCTAGTTCTTCAGATGTTAGTGATAAGATTAAAGATCTTTTATATACTAAAGCTGCAGATAAGATAGAATCTCAACGCTCTGATGTTGCAATGTCTATGTTCAATCAATCTGAACCAGAAGTTGAACCCGAAGTTACAAATGAACCAGAGGAACAAGAAGAAGAATGATTATTAAACCTTTAAGTACAGAATATGCAGCTGATAATGCAGCAATTGCTGCTGCAAGAGTAGTAAGATTAGTTAATACTGGAGCAACAGAAAAAGTTGCTATTGGTAATTCTACTCCAGCAGAATTAACTATACTTGCTAATACATCGGTTGTTATTGAAAAAGAAGTTGGAGCAGCAGTTGCTGCCACAGGTTCAGTTTTGGCAACCATAGTCGCATTTACTAACTAAAATGAAACTCATTACGGAAGAAATATCTAGCGTCAAATTTATCACTGAAGGTAAAGGTGCTAAGAAAAAAATGTATATTGAAGGAGTTTTCCTACAAGGAGATCTCAAAAATCGTAATGGTAGAATGTATCCAGTATCAACTCTTACAAGAGAAGTTGGTAGATACAATGAGTCTTTTATTCAAAAAGGACGTGCTCTTGGTGAGTTGGGACATCCAGATGGTCCAACCGTAAACCTTGATAGGGTTTCACATAAAATTACTTCACTAAAACAAGAAGGTAATAATTTTATTGGTAAGGCACAACTTCTCGATACCCCTATGGGTAAGATTGCAAAATCTTTAATTGATGAAGGTGTAACTCTTGGAGTTTCTTCTCGTGGAGTTGGTTCTATCAGAGAAGACCGTAGTGGTTGCAAGGTTGTTGGAGAAGATTTTATGTTAGCAACTGCTGCTGATATCGTAGCAGATCCTAGTGCTCCAGATGCTTTTGTCTCTGGAATCATGGAAGGAAAAGAGTGGGTTTGGGAAGGAGGAATTCTTCGTGAACAACATGCCCAAAGTATTAAGGATAGAATTAATGCTTTAGGAGGGCAAAATAGATTGGAAGAACACAAGTTGAATTTATTCAATGATTTCTTATCAAATCTATAAGTTCTATAAATAAACATAGATTAAACAGATATCTAAACAAATGTCCGTTGGTAGCAAATTACAAGAAATGGAAAACATCGAAGAAAACGCGGTAACCAAAGGTGCTAAACCTGCGGAACCAATGCAGAAACTTACCACAGGTGGAACTCCCGCTACATGGGAAGACCTTGGTGGTCCTACTCCAGAAAACTATAAAGCTGATGATGATTCAGCCAAGTTAAAAACTCCTGGTGCATCTTTAAAGCAAGTAAAAGATGTTGTCAATAAAGGTGCTAAACCTGCTGAACCTATGAAAGCAGGTCTTAAGAAGGAAGAGGAAGAGAAGCCTGCAGATCAAGTTGTTTCCGAAGAAGAGACTACCGAAGAGGAAGTCGTTTCTGAAGAAGAAACTACAGAAACTACTGAGACACAAGAAGTAGTTGCTGAAGAAGAAACAACTGAAGAGGAAGTCGTCGTCGAAGATAAGATTGATGTTGAGGAAGACCTCAATGCTCTTATTTCTGGTGAAGAACTTTCTGAAGCGTTTCAAGAAAAGGCAAGAACCATTTTTGAAGCTGCTATCAAAACAAAGATTTCAGAACTTAAGGAAGAACTCAAAGTTGAGTACGAGAAATCTCTAGTTGAAGAGGTTAACGTCATCAGAACAGAACTCACAGAGAGAACTGATTCTTACCTTGAGTACGTTGCCGATGAGTGGATTTCTGAAAATCAACTCGCAGTCGAGCATGGACTTAAGACTGAAATGACTGAATCATTCCTTGAAGGAATGAAGAGTCTTTTTGAAGATCATTATGTAACAATCCCTGAAGAAAAATATGATGTGCTTAATAGCATGGTAGAAAAACTTGATGAGATGGAAGATAAACTCAACGAGCAAATCAATAAGAACGTTGCTCTTAATAAGAGATTATCAGAATCTGCTGCAGATGTAATTCTAGCAGATGTATCTGAAGGTCTCGCAGTTTCGCAAAAGGATAAATTACATTCGCTTGCTGAAAATGTTGAGTTTGATAGTGAAGACAAGTATCGTGAGAAGCTAGAGACATTAAGGGAATCTTATTTCCCAGCTAATCCTGGCACTCCAAAAGACAAGCCTGAGAATCTATCTGAAGGAACTGCATCTGAACCACAGAAGCAAGTATCTAGTTCAATGGAAGCATATATGCAATCTTTTGGCCGTATGTCTAAGTGATTTTAATAGAATAAAGTCAAACAAAAACTTTTTTAAATTTTAATAGGTAAAACTAAAATGCAAGCCCCAATAAATAACGAGGTTTTGCAGGAAAAGTGGGCACCACTTCTTGACCACGAAGGTGCAGAGAAGATTACAGACCCACATAAAAGAATGGTTACTGCCGTTCTCCTGGAAAATCAAGAAAACGCAATTAGAGAGGAGAGAGAATTCCTTTCAGAAGCTGCTCCTGCAAACAGCACAGGTTCATCAGGTGCAAATGCTGGTTTCAGTAATGCTGCTGGTAATGGTCCAACTGCAGGTTTCGACCCTGTACTAATCAGTTTGATCCGTCGTTCAATGCCTAACTTGGTCGCATATGACCTTGCTGGTGTTCAACCAATGACTGGTCCTACTGGACTAATCTTCGCAATGCGTTCACGCTACGATTCACAGACTGGTACTGAAGCATTATTCGACGAAGCAGATACTGGATTCTCTGGTGTTAGTGCTAATAGAGCAGAAACAGACATCGGTAATCCATATGTTGCAGGTTCTGATCATAAGTCCGTTGGTTTTGGTACTACTTCACAAAATGAAGGTACTGCAGCTAATGTTCCTCAAGATCCTTCATTACTTAACCCAACATCAGGTTCACCTGCAAACCAGAGGAAGTATCCAACTGGTCAGGGTATGAATACAGAGAATGCTGAAGCTCTTGGAACAGATGGTTCACCAGCATTCAACCAGATGGCATTCTCAATCGAGAAAGTCACTGTTACTGCGAAGTCACGTGCTTTAAAAGCTGAGTACTCACTAGAACTTGCTCAAGACCTCAAAGCAATCCACGGATTGAATGCAGAAGCCGAGTTGGCAAACATTCTTTCTACTGAGATTCTTGCTGAGATCAACAGAGAAGTTATCAGAACAATCTACAAGGTTGCTGAACAGGGTGCTTCTACAAACGTTGCTAACCAAGGTACATTCGACCTTGACGTTGACAGTAATGGTCGTTGGTCTGTTGAGAAGTTCAAAGGACTTATCTTCCAGATCGAAAGAGATGCCAACAAGATTGCACAGAGAACTCGTCGTGGAAAGGGTAACATGATCCTTTGCTCTGCTGACGTTGCTTCTGCACTCACCATGGCAGGTGTTCTTGATTACACCCCTGCTCTTAATGCTAACCTTAATGTTGATGACACAGGCAATACATTTGCTGGTGTACTTCAAGGTAAGTATAGAGTATACATCGATCCTTATTCATCAAACTCAGATGCGATTGATGCTACTCAGTACTATGTTATTGGTTATAAGGGTTCTTCACCTTATGATGCAGGACTGTTCTACTGCCCATACGTTCCTCTACAGATGGTTCGTGCAGTTGGAGAGAACTCATTCCAGCCAAAAATCGGCTTCAAGACCAGATATGGTATTGTTGCTAACCCATTTGCTGAAGGTACCACACAACAGTATGGTAAGCTTAAAGTTAATGCTAACCGTTACTACAGAAGAGTTCAAGTTAAGAACCTTATGTAAACAAGGATGCTGTGGGTCAGGAAGATGTCCCACATGTCCATTCAGATCAGAAAGACCTCCTTTACGGGGGTCTTTTTTTATGTTCGGTTATTACATATGTTGACATTTTTCTAAGAAGTTGGTATACTAACTGTACGCTTTCGAGCGTATTTCCTATAACAATATCTTATGGACAATTTCATAAAGATCAAAGGTCTAACTCCAGAGCAAGAAATTGCTGTATTGGAGGAACTGA